CATCTTCCATACGCTCAAAGTTGATGATCATATGCATCGCCAACTCTCTAATCTCATTATACAACGGAGTAGACTTGATTGTCAACCGTCTGTCGGTAAACTTGGAGTCACAATACCATGAGAATTGACATGTGCCACCAGTCTTTTGAAATACAACACCACAAATATCATTTGCATAATTACCAGATTGTACTCTGTTGATTGTTACGAATGCTACAGCTTTTTTGCCAACTCTTGGCTCATGTGCTGCCTCAAAATAAATGTTTTCCGCTAAACAAGTGACTTGTCTCTGAACATCTTTTGTCAGAGAATCATAACTTGGTTTGAATGGCAGGATGCCATGAAGATCAATATTGATCAGACTGAAAAATACGATCATTGCGGAAAGTGTAATGCTGAAAAGTATTGGTTTACTTCGCATTGTTTCTCCTCTTAATTGTTGCAAAATTTACTAAATAAAGGTGTAGGTCGCGAGATTGCCGTCTCCACCCACTCTAACATAAAGGTCTATGTCAGCATGAATAATTCAAAGTCTTTTTACGTGTATGCTTATCTCCGAGAAGATGGAACTCCCTATTACATAGGAAAGGGTTGCGGCTTACGGATGTATAATAAACACTCCTTCAAATTGCCCAATGACAAGAATTTAATAATTCTTGTGGAATCTAATCTATCAGAACTAGGTGCATTCGCCATAGAACGTAGGTTGATCAGATGGTACGGCAGAAAAGATAATAACACAGGAATACTTCTCAATCAAACTGATGGTGGAGAAGGAAACTCCGGAGCTATCAGAACACCGCAACACAGACAAAAAATAAGTAAGTCTATGATAGGTAACAGCAGAGCCAAAGGACATAAACGTCCAGGAACTAAGCCCGAGTTAAACAAACACAAAATCTACATGACATGTCTGTGCTGTAAGCGACAATTTAATATTGGCAATTACACAAGACACCAAAAAAGTAGATTGTTTGGTTGATAAGGAACAATCTACAAATCCCCATTCGTCTTAACCGTTTAAGCGGCTAGAGCGAAGCGGCTATCATTAGCTGCATTTACTTTGATTTAGTTTTTACACCTACTCTGGTGAGTTGTCCACTTCTGTACTCTTGACCCAATCGATCCTGTGTCAGGCCCATCAAAAGCATACTGTCGGCGTAGCAAGAACCAACTTGCCCACGTTACTCCGTTCTGGATAGATTACTCTACTGGTTCCCAGACAAACTCCAATATACTTATGGTGGACCTGGCGGGCACTGCCCCCGCGTCTTGAATCCGTTTCTAGTTGCTTCATACAACCATAGCATGTAGTATAACACTACAATTACGAAATGTCAACCAGCTTTTCGGTAATGCTTGTCAACATATTTTTGAAGTTCAGTATGGTATTTATCTGCACTTTCAATAAAGATTTGACCAGGACCTTCTTCGGTGCCAATCAAAACTACAATCTGATCCAATGGCTTACCAGTCAATTCAGTGAACATCCTCGCGTATGCGGTACACTGCATGAAGTAATTGCCGATGTTGTTCTTATCTTTCTGTTTGGTTGACGACTTGAAATCAATAATCGATAACACTCCGTCCCACTCAGCGATACAGTCAACACGACCAGCAAGTTTTAGCTTGTGGGAATAAAGGGCTTGCTCCAGCGCATAGATTTTGCCGATTCTGGTATCAATGTGTGGCTTTATCTTGTAAAACAACTCTTTTGTCGTTGGAAGCATACTAGCAAGTTTCATGCTAGTCATTTCATTCAACAAATACTTTTCACACACGGTATGCAGTTTAGTGCCGCGACTTGATGCAAGGCGAGAGACACGATTAGCTTCCTCTGCACCAACACGTTCTCTCCACTCAAAGAATGCTTTCTTATTGTAGTCGGAGAGAACCGTAGTCACGGACGCATACTTAAATCCTGATGGTGTGACGTAAACCCTACCTGAGTCGGTAGTCACAGCGGTCATATCAAAATCCAACTCAGGTAGTTTTACGAATTCAAACATCAATCAATACCATCTTCATAATCAAGTTTAGCGAGAATATAGTCTTTCACCAAAGAACTTCTAACAATGTCTTCGGGTGTAAATTCTATCTTGGTGAATGCTGACATGCGTACAGCAATATCGAAAAATTTCAAGATACCACTCATGTCATTTTTCTTTTTGTTTAAATCAGTTTGGCGATAGTCACCACACCAAATGATCTTTGAGCGATAACCAACACGGGTCATAACTGTGTCAATTTCTTCAAACGTCAAGTTTTGCATTTCGTCCACGATGATGATTGCATCATCAAAACTCATACCGCGAATAAATGACGTTGAAATGAAATCGATATATCCTTGTTCTTCAAGGCGCTGATATGCGTCTTTTCTTCCGAACAGTGTATCACAAATTTGTACATACGGTTGCTGATAGATTTCCATCTTTTCCGTAACGTCACCTGGCAAGTGACCGATTTCACGACTCTGAACAGCCGAACGCACAATGATAATTTTCTTGAATGGATTACTCTTATCCAAGACCTCTTCAAGTGCTTTATATACTGCGCAAAATGTTTTTCCAGTTCCTGCGACACCATGCAGGGCTACAAAGTAGTCTCCTCTTTTATATGCATCAAAAAATAATTTTTGATTATCTGTTAATGGATCAAATGTTTTTAGATCATCAATTCTCACCTTGAGTGAATTTGTTGTGCGTGGCACAGTTTCTTCAAGGTTGATTTTGGTGTTTGCTGGTTTCTTGCTTGCCATTGATACCCTTATTGTTTTACGCCAGTCACTTTCTCCACATGCTTCTTTACAACCTGATCGCTTCTGGCTTGTTTTATGGATTTTTTTCCGTATCTGTCCGCTACCGAACTTGCTGGATGTGCTTCGGCAACTTTAGAGAGGACTTCTTTGAAACCGTCTGGTACACGGTTCTGGGTGGAGGTTGATACGCCCGACACGATTGCGGGTGCGGTCAACACAGGTTGAATCTTGGGATTGGCTTTCAGAAATTCTTCACGTTCAGATATTCTCATGAACTTTTCAAATTCTTCACCACTGTCAGTGTCTAAGAAATTATATGTAGGCATCTTATATGTTTATATAGTCAAATACCATTCTGGGACCGGACGTTTTTTCCAGTTGGCCAAATGTGGCTTATTCTGTATGTAGTATCGGCGATAAGACGCAATAGAATCACCAGGCACTTTTACATCATCAGGCATTGCTGGTGTTGGCTCAGTGAATGGTTTCTGTGGAATATTTTTGGGCAGTTTAGCTAGATGCATTTCCAGGCGAGAAGTTGCATGTGTTTTGCCATACCGATGTGTGTATTCAGTCATCAATGCTTGAAACAAACCGAATAACCAATCATAATTTTTGTCAGATTGTCTTACCCATACCGATGAGGGATGATTGATATGAGTGGCAGAATATAGGATAGAATCATCGCTGGGTAAAACATATCGAGTTTGTTTTCTACCCGCCTTAGACTTACCAATAACAATATCACCATCAAGGACACGGTGGGCAGTAGAAAGTAGTTGAGCATATTCAAGGATCATTTTTACGGTGTGTTTGTCATTGTGCATTTCAGCACATTTGACCACATCGTGGTGAAGGTAAAAAATATTCATTGTTACACGGTTTCAGATTCAACAGAATAATCCTCTACAGTTGCGGGTTCAGCATCCAAATCTTTCAGGGATGTAATTTGATCCGGTGTAATGCCACGATCCGTCCAGTATTGCATGACCTCAGCAGGATTCACCAACTGATAGGATACAACCTTGCGACCATCTTTTTTGACGCGGATGATAGCTTTGCTTTGAATTTTAATTTCAAGAACATAAGATGAAATTTTATAGGACAAATTTCCTAACGTTGAATTAAAATAGTCTTTGGTGATAGGTTCACCAGACATTAGAGTAACAAAAATCTTTTCCCATGCACTCAGGCGGATACGTTTAGTCATAAAACACTTTCATAATAAGATGGAACAAGTATAACACAAGTCGGTAGACTTGTCAAGGTAATCATGCAGCTTGCAACATGATGGTAGGATACTTAACGAAACCGCTGGTATCCTTTTTTGCTTTACCTTTAGCGTAGAGTCCAACAACAACACCACGTGGATCAAGGAAACGCAAATCTGATTCATCGCCATTGAACACTGGGCGGCCCAAGTATTGTTCAGGCATTGGCAAGGTTTTCTTTATACCGAAAACAACAGCAACATTCAAGCCTTCAGCCATTGCACGAATAACGTCCATATCGTTACCGTCAGCGGCGGAGAATGTCAATTGGTAGTTGGTAATATCTTTGACTTTACGACCCAAGATTTTCGTATAGTCGTAAAATTGGACTTCAGGAAAGGCGGCAAAAACGTTACGGAACAATTGACCGTTACGAACAACCTCATACTTTTCAAACGACAAGTCGGAAGTACCATTCAAGCGAAACACGGGTGTCAAACCGAGGCGGGCACTTTGCTTAATAGCCAATTCCATATCTTTGACCAGAAGTGTCATAAACTCGGTACGGTTCTCAAAGAACATACGGGTTTTACGTTTCCGAGCTTCCTGAATAACGTTAGTTGACTCGCCGCGTTTGAACATACCACCGCGTCCTGCGAGGTTCAAACATGCATCGGTACATCCGACGGTGCGCTTTGGGCAGGTCTCATAGCCAGACACATTAGCTGGAGCCAAGTGTAAGATATAAGTATTAAAACCCTGTGCCATACCTTTGAGTACTTTAGGATTACCAGTGGAGAGCAATTTCATAATCAACCTCTTTATCAACAGAACAGACTCTATTATACCAGGTTTTTGGCAAAAGTCAACAATTTTTTGACAAGTTGCTAAAATACAACACCCTATGGAACGGCTTTGGAGAGGGTTTTACGGCTAGGGCATGCTAACCACTCAACTATCGGCGCATAAGCGCCTGGTCCTTCGCATCTTGATCTGAAAATATAGGCACAGCATTGCTTTTATGTAAGGTTCCGATGCCTTTCATAGCAGTACCAGTGTAGACCTTGCCATGGACGGGTTTCGTGCAGGCACCACCAGGAGTAACTAAAGATGGATACTTTGGTGTTACACGTCCGGCTGGTGTTGTCAGAGGCTCAACTGTAGTACTTTTTACTACTTTTGTTGCACCATATTTACGCCCAGATAATCCGGACATATTATTTACGGAATCGAGCCAAGCCTGATATTCTGCTTTTTGTTTTTGAGTTGGATTTTTCTTTTTACTCTTTTGGTGGGTGAATATCATCATATGATTTTACCAATAGTTTCATAAATTATTTTGTCCAATTCAGATTGATAATCTTTACCTAATCTGCGCTTTTCATATAATGTGGTGATCAACTGATTGATACCATAATCTGAATTGAATAACCCACGATCAATTGCTTCTTCACGAATGTCATCATCCGAGAAATCATTTAGTTCAACATCAATTTCAATATATGCCATAATCAATCTCCATTATCATATTCAACTTGCCAGACTTTCCAATCTTTACGACTTATAGATTCTATCGGAAGTGAGTTGTCAACACAAAACTTCCACGCATCAAGATAAAAGAAAAATTCAGCCATTATCGCACCAATTCAGTAACTTTTTTAGTGACAGTTTTATATTCACGAACATCCGTGATATTGTATCCATTCAACATAATAGACTCAACGAATGCAAGTGATTCATTTTCCAATTGCTCTTTTTCAGTAAGGACATTGCGCCACTTTTTGGACATACAATCATCAAGATAATCCACCATAAAAGAAAACTGATTCATAATTAGCCTTTCAATGTAAACTTATTCAATACCGCACTAGCTTCTGGAAATTCTTCATCATGTTGATTATATGATTCTTCATATTCCATAGACTCTACCAAAATCTCAGCTTTCGCCGTTCGGAGCAATTCCATTGCATATGCAACATCATCGCCATCCATAACTTGTAAAAAATCTTTGAGTAATTCCGGTGAAATAGTCATCAGAAAATTCAAATTATCTTTGTCCCAATCATTCATAATTTATCCTTTATAGATTGAATGTGCTTACACTTTGCGGCAAATTTGAAGCCGACACATGTGCATGAATATTGATCCGCACTTTTTGTTACGGTGTATTTGTCGCCTTTACTACCAACAACATTATAAACATTGACGGTATCCACTTTACCACTGATAATCTTTATATCAGTAACCCAGGACACAGGAATAATCTTGACGGGATATTCTTTGTCTATAGTTTCAAGTGAGAATGAATCCGCTTTGACCCACTTTTGACTCTTCACCACTTTGCCAGTAAGTGTTACCAACTTATATGGCTTTTCGGCAAAATAATAAATGTCACGATAACGGACGGTGACAACGACTTGAGAATTTATTGCAGGAATGTTCATAAGTGTTTATTATAACACAATGAACGTTCCTGTCAAGTGACTTGTTGTATTTTTACAACTCAGTCACGCAAAAATTGTCGGTTGTCAGTCTCGCGGATATCTTCCTCAAAATCCTGCATCCTTAGGCGTTCCAGCAGTTTTTTGAGTTCCACAACATCACCTTTGTCGTGTGATATTCTGGATTCGATTTCAACGATCTGTCTTTGTATTTCTTGGCGAATAGACATCTTCATCATCCTCTTTCATCAATCGGTAGAATGACCGATCATGGTGTTTTTGTTTGTTGGGCTGTTGCTGTTCCCGATTACTCTCATTATGTTTACGAAATTTAGTTTTTGCAACACGTTCTACTTTGATAGCACCGATCATATCTTGTTTTAGTTAACCTCCATTAGAGAATGTGATCCGCAATTTGTAATTTTACCAATTCATCTGCACTCATCCAAACGTCACTTGGCGATAACAGTTTGGTTTTTACTTCACGGGCTGAAAGATCGGACGCATCCTGCAAAATGTTTAGCATTCGCTTGTTGGTCAACTCAGCTTCTTTTGTGAATGATTTCAAATCGTGATGTTTACCCTCATATGTGTCTGAGTATTGGTGACACATGATACCACAATTTTTAGTGATGTATCTTTGACCCTTTGTGCCGGATGCAAAGATAAGGAATCCAGCGGACATGATAGCGCCGATTCCGATTGTTTGAATTGGATTTGGACTCAGCCTCATAACGTCAATCAGTGCCAGGGCTTGATACAAATCACCGCCGATAGAATTTACGTACAATCTCAGAACAGTTTCTGGAGATGTTGTTCCATTCTGATAGATGATCCATTGGATTGCATTGAGGATATTGTCTTCCTCAATATCACCAGATAGAAAATGAATGTGATTGTCCAAAAATTCATTTTCTATCCTGTCTTGAACACCGAATAGCAAGTCGCTACCTATTGGTTCAAGTTTTCGTTTCGTGTTTCTCTGCATCAGCTTTTTCTGATTGTTCTGAATCTGGAAGTTCATCATCTTTCAAATCTCTACAAAAAATAGCATCCCAGCGACTATCATATTCCGCCTGAGAAACACTATATGGTCTTGGCTTACTGCCTTTTCCACCGTCTGACATTTAATCTCCAATCTCAACACCAGGAAACGCTTCCTTGACCAACTTTGCAGTTAGAAATGGAACACGCAAATCTTTTTTGATACAACGAACCAATAAATCAGCTTCATCTTTATGGAGGGCTTCCAACAAAGAAATCAACAAACTTTTTTGTTTTTCTGAGCTTAGGCCGAGTGCCCGGCGAGGATGATCCTTAATGAAACGGTAAAGTCTTGACACCTCATTATGCAAATACAGAATGTTTAGTCCTGCAGGATCAACCGATGGGCGATACTCAGGAATATCAACATCAAATGACACATTCGGATCAAGCGCAATGCACAAAAAGCCAACAAAATTCTTGTCGGCATGTTTCTGTAAAACTGCAATGCGCGAGGCCTTATTCTCTTGTTTCTCAAAGAGTTCAATTACCTCATGGTACATTAAATTGGATTTCATATTTTCCTTAAAATTCATCAATTATCTCAAGTAAATTCTTGAGTCTATTTGCGATCATGTAATTCATAAATTGCTGCCGAGTAGCAGGCTTTGTATCACTATATGTAGTCAAAATAGAATTTTGAATATTTTCTGGAATAAAAGACAAGTCAATCAGTGTTTGATTTCGGTGCCAGTTTCGTGCCAAAGACTCCGGCATAGTGCCACGTGCTTTTTCAATAACATCATTCATGACTTTCTCAGTGATAGCTTTTTGGCGAATGCCATCAGCGAGGCAGTTGTCGGCCGACATGACATTGGGAATGCCGTCGCCACTATCGCCACGAATGATCAATTCTGTCAACTGGCTGGCGGCATCAGTTGTAGTAATGAATTTCTTCATTGTGGGTGAATACTGTTTGACGTTTGGATTAGTTTGAAGCTGGACAAAATCTTTGTCACTTGATAGAATCAAGACTTTTTCAGTCTGTGCCATTTTCTGTGTGAGTACACCGATAACGTCATCAGCTTCGGCACCATCAACATCAAGCACACGGTATGGCGCATGTTGTTTCAATTCTTCACGTACATTTTTCATGCACTCAAAAATGGCAGGCCAATCATGACCAGATGAATCACGATTTTTCTTGCGGTTAGCTTTGTATAGTGGGAAGTAATCACGGCGCCAGTATCGCTTGTTATCACATGCAATAACTACTTCGCCATATTCACGAAACTTTCGGACGTTAGCACGGATGGTATTCAATACCATGTGACGCACAAGTGACTCTTCTACAGCAGTCTTTGAGGAACCAATCTGTTCCATCAAGTTGGCGATAATCACCTGGTTGAAATCAAAAATGAGCATTATAATACCTTGAGTAGGATCGTATCTTTATTGATACGACCTGTTAGTGGAGTCTCAGCAGTAGTGAGTGCTGGAAGAATGTTTCGCAATGCTATCTTACCAGATTTCATCACATTTGTCAATACATCTTTTGGTTTTCTTAGAGTTCGTGCCACAGATTTACCTTCATTGAAGTTGGTAAGTGTTGAGCCATTCACACCAAAACCACCGGCATCTTCGGCGTGGTAAACACCAAGTTTTTTATTCTTTGTATTATATACCCACAACTGTGTTGAGCCAATAATTTGTTTTGCAGGAATAGATTCCAATTTGAGTTCATCAAATTTATCAAGGTACTGCATTTTGGAAACCAACTGATCTGGGCTTTTCTTCTTACGTGCGCGAGGCTTACGGCTTTCCTTTGCTTCACCAGCAATCTTCAATGCATCCATGATAATTTGATCATAGTATGCGATCACTTTTTTAAGTTGTGGTTTTGTGAAGTTGGAATAACCTTCTTTGACTTGACTGTCTGTGCTGGTCAATACACTATCAAATTCAATCCGGCGCTTTCGGAATATCTCAACCAAACGATGTGCATGAACACCCTTAGCTGTGTCTCTCATTACAGCCAGTGGTGATTTTTGTGTCTTATAACCGCTTACAATATATTCATCCACCGCACCGTCAAGTTCGCCAGCAATCTCAGCAACTTTCTCCCGCAGGCGATCCTGGATTGAAAATGTGGGTGTCGCAGGTGCAACAGAATCAATGACGACCACTTTTTCTATGGTAAGAATCTGCGGAAGATTTACTCGCAGTGTTTTATTTCCCGACTCACCAACATCATTGCCGTTAGTTGCAAGACGGCACAACCAACCCATAGTCAGATAGCTTTTTGATGTATCAAGGCGACCAGTCAGTTTGTGGCGCTTGATATATTCCTCAACAAAACGTTGAGCATCTTTATTTTCAAAATTTTGGTGATACCAATTTAGCGCATTCGCCATGTCCAACTTAGACATTGGACCAACAAATTTAGGTTCTTCAATTTTTGGAAGCCGAGCCATTTTTCAAATCCTCAAATGTATAAAAACGATAATCAGTAAGAACACGGATACCATCGGGCATTTCATTATACGCTTTTGCAACGTTTCTGGCAACAGCCAGAGCTTCACGCTCAGCCATTACAACCGAGTTGCCAAAACAGGAAACAAAATTATCGCGATGAATATATTTGCGCATGTCAGGCATAAAACCATCAAATAGCGAATCATAATCGTCCGATGAAGCAACTCGTGCTCCATCGCTAGTAAGTAAAATATAAACGCCCTGAGGCATAATCAGTCCAATTCATTATTATATTATGAGACAACAAAAGGCTTATCGTAAGTACCGATATTGATATGAGCATAGTATGCAGTATCAAAATAATCTGACTGAGAATCTGAATTATCGTAATAGTCAGCGGAATACATAGCTTTTACAATTTTAGACATTAGTTCCAGAGCCTTGCCAGAATAATGTTCTTTGAACCAATACGGATTAACTTGATCATATCCATATGTATTCGGTTTGAAACCCTTCGCAACTTGATAAAAGTCTTTACCGCAAGTCTCGTTGGAGTTTGCAATAAAATCAACAGGAGCGGACTTGATGGTACAAGTAATGGACAAGTTGGAGCACTTTAGGGTGTACTTTACGCCAGTACCTTTCAGTGCCAAATCCAGATTTGCTTTGATCTTAGCCTTGCGTTCTTGGTTCATGTAAGCCATTTTTCAGTCCTTTTCTATCAATCTATGGCTCTATTATACCAGGAGTTGGTGGAATGTCAATATACAACTTTAGTTCTCACAATTTTTAGTCAAGTATTGTTACCGATAAATAGGTAAAATGACAAAGGAACGGACATGGACTTTTTTAGATTAGTTGCGGAGCTAGGGTTTCCTATCGCGGCAGCACTTGCTGGCGGATACTTTATTTTTCTAACGTTGAAGTTTATTCTAGCAGGAGTTATGGGTTCTGTACAGGGTTTGGCTGGTATAATTACAGCACTGGATAACCGTGTGAAGACTATGAACCATGATGTTATCCGTATTGATACCGTTGTGTCAAATGCGCTTGGTTTGAAGCCTGACGTAAATAGAATCGCCAGGGCTGATGGTAAAAATGATGCGCGCCGTGATTAAGTACTTATAAAAGGAGTGATTGATGTTATTCGCAGATTATTATTTTGAGACCCTTCCTGACGGTTCAATCCTGATGGACAAAGAGCTGGCTGCAAAAAGTTTGCAAGTTGCAAGCGGCGATCAGTTTATTGTACACGTTAGCTTTGATGGTAGAATCATTCTCCGAAAGGTCGTAAAAGATGGATCCAGTAGAACTGATCAATAAGTATGGATTTCCCATCGTTGCTGCAGGTGGCATGGGATACATGATATTTTTTGTATGGACTTGGGCCACAAAAGAAGTCAAACCTGTGTTGAGTAACGCAAACACTGTTCTAATCGCATTGATTGATCGTATTCGTATGCTAGACAATGATTTGATTCGCCTGAATCAAAAGGTTGATGTTGTTCTCCACTTACGCGGCAAAACAATTGAACATGAACGTGTGATTGCCGAAGAAGAAATCAACAAAAAGATTATCACAGCATCAGCGAAAGGCATTGACCAAGAAGACGTTAAAACGGCATCCGCAGGTGAAGGCTAATTACTTGCTTGTTGCTCTAAATGTTCCGTCCCAGTTTGCGGGCTTACCTTCTTGTAATCTCTCAAGCATTGCATCATAGTACGGAATCATTTCTGGGCTTGCATTCTTGCAATAGTAAATTGACCTGACCGCATCGTCCCAATTTCCAGCATAGTATCTCTCTAAGAATTCTCGGTGGAGTTCCGTTTCTATTGCGAGGGTGTAGATTTTAACACCCTCCTTCTTGCCCTTAACTGCAATACAATCCAATTCAAAGATACTGTAAGAGTCGGATACTTGATTTGCAGTTTGAGGACCAAGAACGATACGCACACCATAAGGCTTTGACTGGCCTTCAAGCCTAGCTGCGAGATTGACATGATCACCAAGACAAGTATAGTCAAAACGCTGGTCACTGCCCATATTACCAACAACAACAACTCCAGTATTAATACCAAGACCCATGCCAAAAGCCGGAACACCTTCAGCGACAACTTCTTTATTGAATGCATCTAAACTATCCATCATTTCTAGTGCAGTCTTCACCGCCATCTTAGCGTGATTCGGTTCATCAACTGGTGCGTTCCAAAACGCCATTTGAGCATCACCAATATACTTATCAAGTGTGCCATTGTTCTCTATAATTTGTTTCGTCATAGCCGTCATGTAACGGTTCATGATCTTTGTCAATCCTTGAACGTCTTTACCGTAGTGCTCAGATATCGCAGTGAATCCTCGCACATCGGTGAACATTATTGAAAGTTCTCTTGATTCGCCACCAAGTTGTAGTAGTTCAGGATTTCGTTGGAGCTTTTCAACCAAAGCTGGTGAAAGGTAGGTTCCGAATTGCTTTTTGATTTGTAATTTTTGGCGTAGTTCAACCAAGAATTTGACAACGTAGCCGTGGAAAGAGACAAGGGTAACGGTAAGTATCGGCCACACAGCATCAACCAAATAGCCTGATCGTAAAAATAACTCATGGCTTGTGTAGTATGCTGCAACGGCGAATAAGATTGCGAATATGTATCCATGTGTAAACCTAGTGAGTGCTAGTGTAATCAAACACACCAACACGATTGAAATCAATTCTGCACCAGTTGCCCAGTCTGGTCGCGATATGTTTGTCCCGCTTGCTACCGTGTCGAGGACAGAGGCTTGCAAGTGGTGTGGGTAGACTTCACCTCTTGCTGTTGCGACTGGATTGTTGAGTCCTCTGGCGGATAGTCCAACAATGACAATTTTACCACCGAAGTCTTTTGGCAAATTAGCCAAGGAATATTCGGGCGCTCGGGATGACCAATCCACCCAGACTCTACTGTAACTGTCTGTTGTGATTTTTCCAAACTGTGGAATTCTAACTGCCTCAATTGCTCCATCGTTGATCTTGACTTGAAAGGAAGGGTCACCCGCGGCGACTCGCAGGGTTTCAAGTGAGATACTTGGATATAGTTGCCCACCGATGTTGATGAGCATTGGGACTCTTCGGACAACGCCGTCAAGTTCAGGAATAGTGTTGACAATACCAATACCAGCAGCGTTTTCATTGATAACCTTTACGTTAGATAAAATGGAATCATACTTGATTCCTGGATCACCTTCACCGATGATTGAAACGCCAGGTCTGAATGCATTATTCTTTATTGTCGGATCATCGGTTGCTGTATGTGGAAATACAACAGGATATTCTTTTAAAACAGAAAGTAGTTTACTGTCTTCACCAAACCTATCACGATCAGGCATGAAGATATTAAGAACAACCAGCCCAGCGCCACGCCCATAAAGATCAGCAACAATGGATGCATATTGTCCACGAGGGAACGGGAACTGTCCTTGTTTCCGAATAGTTTCGTCATCTATGTTTACCACAGCGACTTGTTCGGACTCTGTGCTCTCTTTTGATGTTATAAGTTGGTCAAAATAACGCAACCTTGTGGATTCAACAAATGAAGGATCAGCAATTCTAACACCAATCAACAATATGAGTGTTATGATGGCTAGCCATGGCGATAGTAATCTCTTCATTTTGAAACCTGTTTTATATAAATCCTGTTGGTCACATCGTCTTGATTTTTGACCGTAACTGTGGAACGATCTTGTATCAGGATGATTTCATAACCACGTTCTTTATTTATTAGTATCGTTGCAGCTTGAGTTATCTGCCTATCAATCTGCCATTTATCACCTTTGTCAATAACATACACTTGTGTAAAAGCATTGAAACCAACTTTGAAGGTGTTCATCAATAAAAAGTCTAATTCATTAGTCAAGTAATCAGAATCAAGAGCATTGATGTTCAATTCATTGAACGATAGATCATCTTTCCAAACAGGAACATCAAGTGCGTTACGATCAAGTTCAACAAATGCCAGAGGATCATTTGCTGTCAAATTATCTTCCAATAATTGACGAATGATTTCTTTTGGTGGACTCACGATCAACATATTGTCTATTGCAGACTCAGACAATTTCAACAACACTGGTTTCATAGGCTTCACCTCAGACATTGAAACGTGTGTTGCTTGAAATGCTTGGGTGAGTACAACCGATCCCATCGCGCTGCTCACTTCAATCTCTCCAATAGAACCGTCAGCATTGGGTAAAAGAATTACCATAGATTGACCAATTTCATCCACAGTCATAGTAAACGCCGTACCACGAACCGCGACTGTCGCTGTTGGTGTTTTTATATTGACGTTTTTATTATTATCTTTTGCTATGCCACCAGAGGCATATCGCACAGTGCCCAAAGCAACACGCATGGCAAGTTTACCTGCACCTTTTGATTTGGGATCGTACACAAAATCATCTATGACCAAACGTGAGTGTTCAGTCACACGGACTTTAGTGTCGTCTTCAAACGTAATTCCTATTACACCTCTAGCAGTTTGAATACTGTCCATAGCCTCAACGCCAACATTCATTTTGGCGTCTACTTTTGATTTGCTACGGACAATTTCTGCGCTACCTTTCTCCTCAGTAACTTTGCCGATTGATGCGTAAGAATTAGTGCTGAATAATAGTATGAGTAGTACCAGAACCTGTAACATTTAGCGTCACTATGTTAGGAGTTGTTGTTCCATTCTGAGTGATTGAAACCACATTTTGTGAGCCAATGATTGTACTGGTTATCTTATGACCTGCGATCAGAGATGTGCCGTTTGCACCAGATTGCGTTGTCGTATATGTGTTTGAATCGCCAGTAATTGTTATGTTGTTTTCAACATACTTACTGTTGATCGTGCTGGTGATTGCGTTACTGTTACCAACAGCAAGCAAATTGTATTGATAGTTTCCAGCATTTGCAGTTGGACCGAATGTCCAATTTGTGGTGTTGTTATCACCAGTCAATGTGAGATTCATTGTTCCTGCGTTTGTGCCAAAGTTGCCCATTGTCATTGTCGTGCTGTTTGTGCTTCCAGTTTGTGTGATGTTTGCAATTGAGTCACCGCCAATAAAATTGCCGACTATACTGTTGTTCATTCCGTCCTGAACAATAGTTAAGTCCATAGCGTTTCCGTCTATGATGAATGCTGGCGTAACAAGATCGCTCCGATCACCAACTTTGTTTCCTGAGCCTGTTTGTGTAATGCTGACTGTAGAATTGTCCGCATTCGTCTGATCAATATACACTGAGTTGTCACCACTTGATTGTGCAAAAATGTTGGTGACGAATAATAAAGACATGATACCTAAAAGTATTGTCTTTTTCATTGGATTTATTCTCCTAATTGTAGTTGTTTGAATTGCCAAAGTCCTTTTCGCTGTCCCTGATATACCAGTTCTTCAACAGCCAAATCTATTGCTGCTTTTACTGCATATATTCCAGGTTCAGTGGATGTGCTACCTATCTCACCCTCAAAAGAGGTTCTTCCTTGGTCATAAAATTTGAATGTCGATAATGACGTTGCAACACTCAAAATTGTTTTCTGTGTGTTGACTGTCAATATGACTTCACCTGTTTGTACGTTCACTGCTCTAAGTGAAACTGTAACCATATCTTCCTGATACTGCGTCATTGGGCCCACGCCCAAATATCTTACGCCGAAGCCACCTGTTCGTTTGTTCGTATCATACGAAACAATTGATCCTTCAATAATCATGCCTGCATACAATATAGGACGAAGTATATTTGGCTCTTTAGCTTCATCTCTTGCACTACGAATCAGTTGACGTTCTTTTAATAAGTTGTCCAAACCAACACGCTCAACAATTCTAAACCATTTGCCATCACCAACATCAGATAATGCTTTCAATAATAAAGACTCAGCACCCTGTGTTACTGCGGAAGAAAGTTTAGCAATCGTTGCACTGTCCTTCCTCTGTCCCGTCTTATCAGTGAATGCATACACAGCAACAACGATTGGCTGTCCTGACTCAGGCTCAGGAAACGGAACCTTGAATTTAGTTGGTGCCACTTGCTCGGCTTCTTTGGCCTCAAACTGAATTGGCCATGATGCGCAGCCAGTCAATGCAAGCACTATAAAAGCTGCTAATATAATTTTTATAAGTGTCATTAGAATTTGAATTGGCCAACTGGAATTATAATCTCAGTCACAGAACCGTCCGAAGAGGTTACCATCAAATTTATGTCACTATCAGTTTTGAAATATTTTATTGTGTTGTCACCCACGGTGACTTGTCCAGAATCCTGTGGATTTTCGCCGAAAAGATTATTTACTAGCTGAGAAGAAAGTTGAGCATATACTCGGCTTTCAAAGTTATTCAGAAATTTCTGGAGATTCGTATTCTTGGCTTCGGCCGCTGCATCCCTTGCAGCTTGCAATTTTGCAGATTCAACTGCATCTCGGCGCGTTCGCTCAGTATTTTCTATAGTCTGAACGTGAGAGGAATAGCCGATACCAGTAAAAGCTGGAGACTTGAACTGGAAAGCTAATTGTGCATGTGTCGGAATGACCATACACATAAATAGAAAAAATATTACACTCTTCATGTTTGTATTTATGTAAATCATAAATACAACAAAACTGGTAATAATAACAGGAGAAACTATGTCTATAAACGATTTCGCATTTTCAGAAACAACAACCGAAGGATTCTTCAATGAATTTGAGCAAGGTTTGGTGCAACAAATCCAGTCAACTGGTTCGGGTGTGTATAAACTGACCCAGGACAAGCAAGGCCAATTCACCGCGGCTGAAGTTGTGACCGAAGTGTCTGAGGCTGGTGCAGAAGTGATTGATGGTAGAGTAACCATCATTGGTGACGAAACTGACTATTTGTACGTCAAGTTTGTAGTTTGATTTGGTCCGGGGTAACGGAATCGAACCGCTGTTTAGGAGGTAGAAGCTCCCTGTATTTTCCACTATACGAACCCCAGCCATTTTGAAATACACTAACGGACATAGCCTATTGGATGCGGCTTGCCTGACTGAACCAACTTCAGCAATGTACTTCAAAATGGAGACTCGTTTGAGTCTCCCGCAATATTTATTACAATACTGCGTATCGGTCGCTCAGGATGGTTTTCAACATCACGGACTCTGGTGTAAAGTCTTCCAGATCACCTGCAAGCAATGGCTTGACAACTGCTGGAGAGAAACCAGACACAAGTGCGGTACCAGACTTGTCAAACTTCACTGGCGAGTTGCCATATGAAGCATTCAAGTTCCAGAACACAACCTTTGGCAAGGTGTATCCTGCGGCTTCGTACTTTCGTGCGATCATTTGGATAGCAGAATCATCGTGATTAACACATTGATTGAACTGCATATCTGACAGAATCAATACCATTTCTGGCATTTCATTCTGTGGAACACCGGCACCTACTGCGGTAGCAAGAATTTTTGCAAACGCCTTGCTCAAGTCAGTGCTCATAGCCCAGTTAGACTTGACCATTTGATCAATCTTTTGGTTGATGTTACCTTTCAGGTGCAACAACTCTGGGTTAGTTGAGAAGGTCAAGAATGTATCCTTGAACTTACCAGTGTTCTTGTCTGCAAGATACAATCCCAAAGAGACTGCAACTTCCATACATGACAACTTGCTGTTTGAACCGTGTCCACCAGCTGGGCATGACATAGAACCAGAAACGTCTACCAGAGGTAGGATGTTTCCATCGCCAACGTAGTTTGGCAGTGCTTCCCATTGCTTTTGGATCAAGTCCAATTCAGTCTTGTCAAACTTCACTCCGTAGGAGTTGATACGACCCTTCAACACATCATATGGATACACAGCGCCAGCGTTGACTTTTACTTCAACGGTGCGATCTTTTGGATCCTTCATCAACTCAGCAACATACTTACCATATTCTGGTGTGTTACGGTTGAATGCTTTCTTGTATCGTGCTGATGCAACTGACGGTACGTGTGAGAAGTTGATGGTGTCCCATTCCTTAGCACACATTTGAGTTTCAACAACTTTGGTCATTTCAACCAAAGACTTACGGTAAAACTTAGGCGACATGCCGAAGAACTTACGAACTTCAACAGCGATTGGACCTTGACGAGGTGTCCACTTTGCAGCCAAACCATTCTTGGCGCGCAATGCATCGCCCAGCATAGTGTAAGCAGCTTCCTTCATCTCTTTAGTATCAAAGATAAAGATATCGTCCCAACGCCCCAATTCAGGGACTTTGTGTAACAAAGCCTTAGCAGCTACAGTGTCAGTCTTTTCCAGATACTTTAGAATATCACGGAACAATTGACGTTCGCCTGCACCACCACGTGCGTCACGCGACCATGCGGCCACGCGAAGTGCTAATTCTTTGTTCTCGGCGAATGCAGCAACGAATGTTGGGATAACATCCTTGCCACGGCTTGCACCGATGTTGTAAAACATATCAACCACAGCGTTTGCGGTTGACTTACGTGCCTTCATACCATTTGTGGTACGGGCTTCTTGATTCATCACGGCTTCTACGAAAGTTGACATAATAATTTCCTTTCAAAGTCAACAGGTTAAACTTTTTTGCGTCCTCTATGCTACCATTACATCAGACACCCATTCGGGTGATCCGGAATCGAACCGGTCTCGAGGTTTTCATTTGCATTTTTGTTGCGGAACTTAACCTAAAAATAACAGAGTAGTTTGATTGCCCCAAGGCACATCACCAGATTGCCTTTCGGCTGGTTGGTAATGCTGGAATCGAACCAGCTAGTTTTTGTTTTGCTGAACCTACTCTAAAACTTTCAAATACAACAGGATAGTTTTCTTCTTTTTGTTTACAGTGAGAACACGAAACTCACCTCGTCCGATTGTGTTGATGATAACAACCTTCAAAGCCCATACAGGCTCCAGCTATTATCCACGTCCAGACCACAGTTACGGTTTTTGACGCCGTTAGTTTGGTTGCAGAACCTATCCTAAAACTTTTCTCAATTCATAGATGAATTATATCACTAAAAATCTGTAGAGTCAATATCTTGTTTGCATGTTTACCAAAATTACTTCTTGAATCCGTAAAAGAACAAGTCGTGATGTGGTTCATGGATGATTCGGAAATTATGTGAACTGAACATACTTTCCAAGTCAAAGTTTTCTGTGAAATCCTCAACTGTCAAATTTTTGTAGTATTCCCAGCCTTTAGATATCGTCAAAGGACTATCTTCTGGTTTGTCACCACTTGTTCCGTGTACTGGATTGCCTGTTGTCGGAACACTAATGAACAACAGACCACCTGGTTTGAGCATTCTATGCATGTCACGGAAATTGCTTACCCAATTTGGATTATGCTCAAAGCAATTGCAACTACCTGCGGTATCAAGTGTATTGTCACCTTCATTGAAATTCAAACCATCATAAACAACGTCAACACATCTTCCTGCGCCAACATCGTATCCGAGGTATCTACAGTCTTCAAAGAAATCGCGTATGGTGCCGTTTATGTTTAAACTGCCCACCTCTAACATTTTTATGTTTTTGAATTTTTCAGGATATTGTTCTTTCAAACTCCGAACAAAATTTACTTGACTTGTATGTGACATATTTGATCTTTCTGTTATGGTGTCTCCAACAGGAATCGAACCTGTATCCGGGACTTAGGAGGTCCCTATTCTGTCCATTGAACTATAGAGACATTGGTGTGGTACCCTCGGTCAGATTTGAACTGACACTGAATGGATTTTGAATCCATCGCCTCTACCAATTGGGCTACGAGGGCATATGGTGCGGATACTGGGATTCGAACCCAGACTTGAAAGATTTTAAGTCTTTTGCCTCTACCTGTTGCGCTATATCCGCAGAATCGTGGTGGGTCGTCAGAGAATCGAACTCTGTTCTTCCGGTTAAGAGCCGGTTACTTCACCAACTAAGTTTACAACCCATTGAAAAACACACTCTTGAACATTCCTTCAACGGTTAGTCGCTGTCTCCCTTACTACTCGGGCGGATATGTGAATGTGTTTATCAATGGTACCGATACCAAGAGTTGAACTTGGGACACATAGATTTTCAGTCTACTGCTCTACCACCTGAGCTATATCGGCATATATGGTGCTCTCACCGAGAATCAAACTCAGGTCTCGCCCGTACCAAGGGCGTGTACTATCACTGTACTATGGGAGCGAATTGGTACCTCGTTGGAGAATCGAACTCCCATATCCACCGTGTAAAGATGGCGTTCTACCATTAAACTACCGAGGCATTTTTTCGTTTCTTCCACGCAGCTTTTAGCCTTTCACTCTGCGCTTTTCTGTATTCCTCACTTGAATGATTTTTTGAATTTACATTACCTCTCATGGCGGCTGATGTTTTATCTCGCATTTCCTGCGACTCATATTTAATCTTTATTGCGTTTGAAATTTTTTCACGGTGTTCATCCGATTTACAAATTCCTTTATTACCTTTGCCGCCAATGGAGGCGCCAATAGATTGCAACTTCAAAATCAGTTCTTCTTTTCCTATAGAACCGGATAACCCCAACCATGCTATTCTGTCTTCTTCTCTGCCATAAGTCTCATAGAGAATTTTATGCGCTTCAGCATGTTCTTCGATAGTTAACCGCACAAGATTATTTGGGTCATCTGTGCCGCCGGCATGTCTTGGTAAAATGTGATGGGTGTGATATATTGTCATAGTTCCTCCTACACATATTTAGCATTTTCTACCGCTGAGTTAGTGGGCATTATATAACAGGATAGTTGTTTTGCAGAGGGAATTGAACCCTCAAGTTTTGATTAGAAGTCAAATTGGTCACCATGACCGTGCGTTATTTTTTGCTGTAACTATCCTAAAACTTTTATGAGTAATGTAATGAACTCATGATGATATACTTATCATTGTCTGTTGGTGTTTCACCTGAGTGAGGAAACATCCAGAATGGTGGAAACATGATCATGCTTCCTTGTCTTGGTGTGTATGAATAATTCAAGTGCGGAAAAGTTGTTGTGCCATTGTTGTCATTCAAATACAAAATGAAAATCAAATAGCGAACCGCAGAATTTTTATCATCAACATCAACATGAGTTTTGAAGTCATCGGTTGAATTCTTCTTATATTTTTTTATGCGAACTTCTTCAAATGCTTTTATCGGAACATAAGATTCAAGATTCAATTCTTGTGTGTAAACTTTTATCAAAGGAACAACATGACGTATAAATCCTTGTGATATGTGCATCAATCCAGAACTGTTCAAATTCAACTGATCAAATTTATATGCAGTAGTATCATGATGAATCGCATGTTCTTTGTTATTTTCAAACTCAGCAATTATCCGATTGCATGTATCCGAACTCAACACGTTGTCAAACACACGAATAAATTTTGTTAGTTGCATAATTGTCCTTGGGGAGATGTACGGGAATTGAACCCGTGATAGCGGAATCACAACCCGCGGTTTTACCACTAAACTAACATCTCCATAATTGGTGCGGGGTAAGAGAATCGAACTCTTGTCTTAACGTTGGCAACGTTAGGTCCTACCATTAAACGAACCACGCATTTTCCATATTTTATCACACTCCCAAACGATTGTCAATTTTCGTCTGTAGGTATTAGTATGTTACTCCGAGCATTACCTTGCAAGTCTATTCTCGATCTGGCATACATATCGTGGAACCTGAAACCCCGTATAAGACAGGAATGTGATAAAATATGGAGCGGGGTGCGAGAATCGAACTCGCAACTCTTACTTGGAAGGAAAGTGTTTTACCACTAAACTAACCCCGCAAAATCCCATTTGACGATATGGGCATCGGGGTTCGGCGTCTAAGCCGCTAAACTTTTCAGTCTGTCGGCCGCGTATGATGCGGCGAATGCGTTTGGCTTGACCAATGGTACAACGTTACACATACCCTTTATGTAACCGACAGCTTCATTTACTACGATGCTTGAATTATGCATCAAATTTGGATTTATGTCAAGATGCACTTCAATGTCGTTAGGAATTATTTCCGCTAATTGTAGATACATTTCCGCAACCTTGTAAACTTCATTCATCAAACGCATACGTGGTTTGTCACGCTTAACTTCATAGTCGCGTTCACGGGTGACTTGACCGAAGATTTTACAGCCATGTTTGCCATCGATGTGTACAACAATAGCAATGATGTAATCGGCATGCCAAACACCATTTACCTTAACCTTTTCAGAGTCACAGCCCAGATAAATTTTGGTCTCTGGACCACAACTTTCTATGTATGCTTTAACTATATTCAAGTCAATTTTATCATTGTACATAACGTACCCCTTTTAAATAACTGGCGACCCGGGAAGGATTCGAACCCTCAACACGCGGATTTGGAATCCGCCGTTCTGCCAATTGGAACTACCGAGCCATAAACAACAGAATCCGCTTTTAGTTTCATTTACAGTGAAAGTTTTTATTTGCTGAATGGATTCTAAAACTTGGTACCCTTAGACAATTTCGAAATGTCGACCTAACGCTTATCAAGCGTTTGCTCTGCCTCTGAGCTATAAGGGCAATAATCTGGCGCGTCCTGAGAGATTCGAACTCCCAACCTCACGGGTTCGTAGCCCGGTGCTCTATCCAGTTGAACTAAGGACGCATAAAATTTGTGCTATGTTCTTTTGCGAGAACTCTAGTTGCGGTTTGAGAAGCATGGTGCATATGATACAGAGGCTGTCCCGCCACAGCATAAAGCGATGCTGTGCATTTTGGTGGTGATAGTTGGTATCGATCCAACCTCCTCGCCTTATGAGGGCGGTGCGCATCCGTCTACGCCATATCACCGAAAATGGTTGCGGGTGTAGGATTCGAACCTACTAGGTAGAGCTTATGAGACTTACCGATACCCTGAATACCCGCAATAAAAACTGGTCTCCGATGCAAGAATCGAACTTGCGCTTCATGGTCCCAAACCACGGGTGATGCCATTTCACTAATCGGAGAAAAACTTGGTGCTCTCATACAGAATCGAACTGTATTCTCAGGCTTACAAGACCCGTGCATCGCCAGCAATGCTTTAAGAGCTAAATTTGGTATCACCTTGGGACTTGTACCCCTGCCTTTATCAAAGCCGCCCGGTAACGCAGGCGAGTTGACAGTTTTCTTCTTGCAAGAAACTTGCTTATTTGGTGGACCGTAGGAGAATCGAACTCCTGCCCGAGGCTTGCAAAGCCACTGTGCTACCATTATCACTAACAGCCCAAATTTGGTTGACTGATTACTTATCTCATTGTACGCCACCAGTCACGGCGATATTTGGTGCCCTCCCTCGGATTCGAACCGAGACTTTACGGCTTCTAAGACCGCTCTCTCTACCAGATTGGAGTAGGAGGGCAATATACAACAGAATCGTTTTTGCGGTTTCAATTACAAGTTGAATGCTTTTGGTTTGCTGAACCGATTCTAAAATTGGCTCCCCAAGATGGCTCCGACCCACCGACATTTCCGTTAACAGCGGAACGCTCTACCAACTGAGCTATTGAGGAATAAAACAACAGGATGATTTTTGTCGCTAGACAACCAAAAAGTTTAGCTAATTTATTTGCTGTACTCATCCTAAAACTTGGCGATGCGTGGGGGAATCGAACCCCCGTCTTCGGATAGACAATCCGAGATAATGACCATTATATGAACGCACCATAAAAACTTTTGGCATTACGAACTTTAGCCGTACCTCTTACGTGGAGTACCGATTAGACCAACTGGAGTTGATCCGAAAGAAACGCTTGACCCTCTTGTCAAGATTGTATCACTACCTGCGTAGCGAACTTGGTGGAGTGGGTAGGGATCGAACCTACTTGCCGAAGCCACGGGGTTACAGCCCGCTGCCCTACCGTTAGAGCATCCACTCCAAAAACTTTACCATAAGTAAACACACTACATGTAGCGAACCCATCTGCTACCTAAGTTATTGATTGCTACAGGGTAACCGGAACCCTTCGCTGAGGCGTCAGTAATGTGTTTGCTTATGGTAGGGGCACAGGGATTTGAACCCTGACCTGGCAGATTAAAAGTCTGCTGTGCTGAACCGTTAACACTATACCCCCAAAATCTAAATGGTGCGCCCACCGGGACTCGAACCTGGAACCAACGGATTATGAGTCCGCTGCTCTAACCATTGAGCTACAGGCGCAAGGTACCATATAAAAACATACTACGTATCTTAGAAGTGTTCAGTGGATATCTCCACCGTCTTTCTCCCCAAATAGATAGACCGCGAATCTATCCCAACCTGGAGTATGTTTTTATATGGTACTGGGTACGGGAATCGAACCCGTCTTAGTAGGTTGAAAACCTACTGTCCTAACCGATAGACGAACCCAGTATATTAGACTCTACAAATTTTTAAGGAACATTTTATTGAGTCACTATCAACTCAACAACATCAATTATATCAGGATCAGAGAACTTGTCAACAACTTTTTTGTTTGTTGTCAAAAAACAACTCTGACACTTTTCACAACTTGTTGATTTCTCAACTCATGCATGTATTGTAACACAACCACCGCACTTGTCAACAATTATTTTCAACTCGTTGTCAAAAAACAACATCTGGAATAGCGGGTGAGATTTGAACTCACGGTTTTACGGATTTGCAATCCGTTGCATTGGGCCGCTCTGCCACCGCTACACTAACTTTTCTTTCGTGAAATCCAACCATCATAGTTTGGATCCTTCACTTCATCAACACCGAACTTGCCAACAATCTCAAATTCAGGACCTTTGATTGTCACAAACTCTCCAAGCATTATAGCATAGGCCATCGCTTTGTCAAGTGTCTCAAAACTTTTTTCTTTTACATTGTACATAATAACCTTTGGTACCAGCGGAGGGGATCGAACCCTCTCAAGAACGCTAATCTGGCGCTAAAAGGTCTATAAGGCCTCTCTGACTACCAAGTCTCGCTGGCATTGTTTGGCGGAGAACTAGGGAGTCGAACCCTATGACCTGCTTTCACAAGTCTATTGATTAGCAATCAACTGCATTACCGTCCTGCCCGTTCTCCGAATCTTTTCTTCACATCTTCATATGCGATAGGTCGGAAATCAGTTTGCTCAACACAAACACATTCATACCAAGGATCAACCTGAGTTGTCTTTTTATCGCCATGCATCTTCATCACTTTATTAGAGTGGAGATGACCGTGGATGTTTCCTGCAAACCGACCCTTTGAGTCTGAATGAACAGGAATGTGGCTGAAAATAAAATTGTCCATCACATGATAACCGCGAATATCTCTAAAGTGTGCAGTGTAATCTCCAAGTTTGAAGATATCATGGTTACCTTTGATAAGAACTTTATCACCGTTCAGTCGGGAAAGAATTCCCATTGCTTTGCGGTTGATAACAACATCACCGAGGTGATATACCTTATCAGTTGGACGAACAGTTTCATTCCATCGCTTGACCATTTCCTCATCCATTTCAGTAGGATCAGTCCAGGGTCTCAGCTTTGTGCCATCACCACACAGGAACTCACAAATGCCTGCGTGACCGAAGTGAGTATCACTCACAAGAAAAACATCAGCCATTTGTAACTCCTAAATTGGCGGAGAGCAGAGGAGTCGAACCCCATCCCATTTCTGAGAACCCAGTTTTCAAGGCTGGTCGCAGGACCAACCCCGCTGCATTACTCTCCAAATAAACCATATTGAAATATTCTCTCGCCTGATACCGAGGCTTTTCATCGCGCTGGTTAGGCTGCTTCACTGTGTAGTCCAGGCTACCAACCTCTCAAGGCTAACAGTCAATGATAAGAATATTTCAATATGGCACCCGAGGTAGGAATCGAACCTACAATAACAGAGTCAAAGTCTGGTGTGTTGCCACTACACTACTCGGGAATAAATATTGCTCTACAAATTTTTAAGGAACGTTGTTGATTTCTCAATCAATACTTGTATTCTATCAAAGGACGATCCCTTTGTCAAATCTTTTTCTGATATGTTGTAAACAAACAACACATAAGAAAAAACCCTTAGACTTTTTAGGTTCTAAGGGTTTTGAATACTTGCTAGTTACTATTATGTGTAACCGCCACCTTCAATAACCCTCTTACCTCTAACCGCATCAAATCCTGAATTCTCCAGGCAATAGCCGGCTAGCCACGAACTAATTCGTGTCGGTTGTTTCGTTGAATGTATGTTTTGCATCATAGTGTTATTATATATGCTTTCTTTTGTTTTGGCAAGAGCTTTTTCGGTAATTTAGTGAAAATATTTATTTCACTTTTGGACCTGTTCGCTCACGCACGGTACCATCAGGATGTTTGTATCCAATGTAACCATCCTCATCAATGTAAGCAACACCATTCCAGAAATATCCTTTTTCTTTTGCTTTGTACTTTGCAATGGCTTCCTCAGTGAACGGTTGAATATCATAATGCAAGATACCAATGTGCTCCTGAAAGTTGTCATCGGCATCTTCCGCAATCAATTTGGCATCAGTCTCTGATTCTGCTTCTACCACATGACACATACGGAAAGTGGAAAGTGTTTCAACAATGTATTTCATAATTTATCCAAAAGTTACTGCGGTAATAGAATCCCAGCGGAATGATCGCCACTCACCCTTTTCAACATCAAACACAGCAAGTGCATCCTTTGATTTGGCGCGAGGTGTTTCGGATGTGGTCTTCGGCAAGGACTCAGCGGGAATCACATCCTCGTCCAATGTACAGGACATTGATCGTTTGGTGCCATCAAGTTTTACAAACTCAACACCAATAACACCACTACGCAAAACTTCGGTCAACCACTCTTTAGCGGTTTCATCAGTAAAAACATTCATACCATTCTCCATAAATTTAATCATTCGTCATTATAACACTGGATTTTACATCCGTCAAGTACTCATTAAACCACGGAGTACTATTTTCCTTCTTTTTTGCAATTGTACCAAACAAGTTGCAGCCAACAAGATTTCTAACATAAGTCAGTGGGTCGGAAAAGATGGCTTCAAATGTTTCAAGAAATTGGAAGTCTCCATTTTCATCCTGTTTGAATAGCGCGACATGATATTTTTCCCCAATCTCAGTGAATTCAACAGGTGCGCCAAGATAATCTTTATACTTGATAAAACGGAATTCAATTCCATCTTCATCTTCCGCAACATCATCCGCCGGAAGAAATAAAAATCCATCAAACTCTTCCATCTCATTCTTGAACGGCATACTTGATTTCCTTTATAAATTTTTGTTGCTCTTTTTTTCTATCGTATGCTTTTTCCAAAGACACCACGCGCATCCGATATTTAGGAGTACGTAGGTCCTTAGCTATCGGATTGCGTGGTTTATTCATCATTCGTCCTTACAGTATTCTGTAAAATCTGACCATGAGCCAGCGAACAATTTTGCACCAACTCCATCTTTCACCACAACTTTATCGGCGTAAACGTGATACTCATATTCCTCACCAACATCAGATGTATTTGTAGGATACAAATAGAAACCACCGGCGGCAACTTTGAAGTTGGACACCAATTGTGCAGCCAAGCAGCCCATACCGTTAGCAACTTTACGGGTTTCACCAACACGCAAGCCATTCACAACAGCATCAAAGCCAGCTAAGAATGTAGCCAACTCACGACCGTGACCGGAAGGATAGCCATCAAATTGGCGGTACATACAAACAACACGGCGAGTGTCATCATAAACAAAAGTCAAGGAACGAGTACCCATATCAGTTTCTCCAGTCATTTATCAATCTATGTATAGAGTATAACAGGAACCACACATTTGTCAATATACAACTTTAATATTACAAGTGTTTTGGTCAACTATTATTTGCCAGTGTCTGCGATCCTTACAAGTGACTCCAGAAAATTGGAATCAGCCGATTCACTGACAAGCCTCTCATACGTATCTTTCCAATAGATGTATTGAAAATGGCAATTCATTGCATCCTCAAAATCGCCACGTTCAACACAGTCCCACATATCAAACAAAAATTGTGCGCGATAAACATTGGCATCAAAAATGGTCAACATATCACGCATCATTTTTCTCCAAGCAAATATGCATTGCTGATAGCCTTGAAAGTCATGCCACCATCAACTTGTTTGAACACGATACCTTCACGTTCTTGTGTCAGGTTAAATTTGCTCCTACCTTCAGCCCATTGCAGAATTTCATCAACAGAGCCGACACCGAGGTCTTTATCAACAAGCAAAACAGGCACATGCTTCAAGCCCATACGATCAATCAAAGCACGGCGGAAAACAGGCAACAGGTAATCACCTGCTTGAATGTTGTACACATCAAAGACACAAAACTTCGGCTCAGCCAGTTTGTATATGTTACCTTGAATTCCAGGTCCAATCAATTCACCTTGGATAGCCCAATCACCATCACCAGTTGACCTCATCTTTTCTTCAATCTGTTCTTTACGTGCAACTTGCCAGAAAGTGTTATCAGTCGTCTCCTTCAAGTCAAGGTTGCGAGAGCATACACCGAAAACACCATCAATCAGGTAGCAAGTCATTGAAGAGCCTTCCAGCTTTTCAGTAACTTCAAATTTCAGGCTGACGGATGCGGCAATTTCCTTCACAAGGTTTTGCACACGTTCCTGATCAGTCTTCGGAATAACAGATGGGAAGTTACCACGTGCCATTCCAGCTAGTTGAGCATTCATGGGACGTTCCCACTTCTGAATGTTCAACACTTCCGAAACATCATCACCATCCTGAAAGGAATTAGTGAATGGCAGTGCAGTATCCAAATTCAACAGCAAACCTTGAGATAGTTGACCACGTAGTTTTACAGTGCGCAGGCGTTCACCTTTTACATCATTGAATTCACGAGGCTCTTTGCCTTTGCTCAAGAAAGGAGCCAACTCAGTTGGAACCCAAGAGTCAATTTCCAAATACACAGCGCGATCACCAACAGTGAACTCACCTTTCTTCACAACAACTTTCCAACCACCGATCACAGCGGTTTCAATTGCATCAGCACCATCAATAGGTGCAATTCCGTCAACAACACGGATTGTAGCCATTTTACGCATTTCAATTCCTTACATAACAAAAAGATTTTGTGGTACTGGACCAAACAATTTATACAGGGTTCTACTTGATGTGGATGCAACGGCGAGTTTCATGCTTTTCTTGGCCGCTTGCATTTTGTAATAGTCTCGGGCGATTCTATTCCGCGCATTGCCGCGGCTATTGTTACATTGAAAACATGCGGCAACTAAGTTAGATGAATCCTCAATTCTAATATGCTTTGGGCTAGACCACTTATCAATCAAGTGCTCAACCGTTGCCAGTTGAGGAGACTTATTGATATTATTCATTTCACAATTACAGTAATAGCATTTGTTACTTTGACGGGAGACCAAACTAGATAGAATCATAATTAGAAATTCAAATATTCAGTATCACACAGCGGATCAGTGATAACAAATTCACCGTTCGCACGAATCATTACATTTCCTGAGTGTAAATCGTAACCCAGGTCAATTGTATTCAATTTTGTGCCGCGCACAACAATTTTCAGCACATCATTCAACTCTTCAGGCAAAACATTTTGCACAATTTCATCAGGAATGAATTTACAATCAGGATCAACCGATTTTTCAAGAAAATTCATGAAATCATAGAACTCAGTTTTGCGTTTTGAACCTTCACGCAGTTGCCAAACTGTTTTTAGTCGTTCCATTGAGACCATGTAGACGATTTTTCGTCCATTTTTGACTCGCAAGACCGAATTTATCTGCGGAAGGAAGGAATTTTGCTTTTTTGACTTACTGATAGCCTTCAAAAAGTACAAATATCCGCGATCCCGCTCAAAAACCTTGATAATTTCATCTTTTCCGACGGAATACGCAGTTGCAAACGCACCTCCGCCGATTTCTCGGGCGTGGAGCACACTCAAAATCTCTTTCACAAAAGTTTTTGGGTCACAATCAACATCAATTTTCTGAATTTCAAACATTACAGTGCCTCTTTGCCGACTCGGAAGCCGAGCCAGTAGCCAACAACGAATGCGACAACACAAAATAACACAGTCATACGATTACCGCACCCTTTTCATCAATTCAGGCTCTATTATACCACGATCACCGAAAAAGTCAATATACGAAATTAGTCTTACAAGTGTTTTAGTCAAGTAATCACATATCCCGTTCATCACGCAAACCCAAGAATGTTGGAAATCGTGGCACAGTATAACCAGAACCAACATCAAAATATTTTACCTTGGCCCACTTGCCAGCTAATTCATCACGCATATTCCAAAGATCAACGCGAATATTATCTGTGAAGCCAGAGCCGCAACTAAATTCAGTTCCATCTTCCATTTTCAATAATAGCGCACCCATTGTATCAAGTGCAACTAAACCATCTTTAGCGGAGGAACGTTCCGTGCGACCAAGCTCATTTGTTTTTGCTTCATTGGTATTATGATACTTCGGTTCCCAACCAACGATAATAAATTCACTATCAACGAATCGTTTTACTTTTTGAATCTCTGGCGTTTTTGTTCCAGAACGACCGTGTTTGTATTTGCCATTAGCATCACGCAACATAATACCTTCAGCGCCTGCATCCAGACATTCTTTTTCAAATGCATCAATTGCGGATTGATATGGTGCAGAATGATGAATTAGGATTCTACAGCGATCAGGCAATTTAGAATCTAATAAAGCATTGTAGCGGTTCCACCAAGTATCAAAAGGATGATACTTATCAAAAGCCCAGAGCGTAAAATCTGGTTCACCATCAAAGCGCATACAACCAGAAGTGGACTGGTTGAACACATCAGGCGCGTTCTTATCTCCGACAATAATCTCACAATCAACACCTTCTAACAGTTTGGCATTTTCACGCACATATGCTTGAATAAATTTATTCGGAATAGGTTTCAAAGACCTAGAATATGGAACACCGCCGAAAATAATACAGCGAATGCCATCCAATTTTTCAGACATGAATAACACATCTGGTTGTGTTTTTACTTTAGAATGCTCAACGGCAAGTAAAGGTTTAAAATCTTGTGGAATCATATTAGCCTGGTGTAGAGTAAACAGAACGGCGACCATTTTTTGCAGCTTGAGCACCCAATTGATAAACCGAATATTTTGAAGCACCATGCCAGGTGCGCTCATTCGTGCGAGGTTTGGCCATAGCGTAAACAGTCAGTTTGACGCCATCAGAGGTCACGTAGGATTGCAAGACTTTCATACAATTTCCATTTCAACAGGTTCAAAAACATTTGCCGTTACAATAGTGCCGCCATTGATAACTTGATACAACTCAGCAACAGCCAAGATATAAAAAGTCATAACACGACCAGTTGGTGTAATCAGGGTATACTGCATTTAATTCCTTAACAACTCATAACAGTACCTATTGTATCAGGAATTACGAACTTGTCAATATACAAAAAAGTATTCATTATACTTTCCAGATTTCCATGAAACCTTCTTCCAGTGTCGGCTCTTCCCAGTTACCGATCATCCTATCAACAACATCAATCGGAACAATCTTGCCGGGTCTTGATGCAAGGCGTTTTTCCAATTCTTGTCTTTCAGGAATAGAAAACACAACAGCAATGGCATAGTAATTTGGAAGCATCCTAAACTTCTTGGCGCGAGTTCCAATTGAGGTTGAAGTTTGATCCCAAATAATATTGCGACCAGCTTCCCTAGCCTCGATCACAGCATCCGTCATTCTGTCAACTGCAATCGGCATATACTCCTGAAATGCTTCGGTGTATGTTTTGCCAGTTTGTGCGGCATACTCTTCAACGTATTGATCGGTTGATATAATCACACAATCTTTTGTGAATGATTGATTGTTGGCCCAAGTTGTCTTACCTGAAGCTGGAACGCCAACTAACATGTATAATCTATTCATGATCATATGAAGCGTTTGCCGAAAACTTTGGGAGCAAGCACATTAGAGTTAGCATCCTCACGTTCCGCAATTACGTTCATAAGATACTCACATGGATAGTGCCGAAGCAATCTTCGCGCTTGCGCACGAACATCTTTTGGTACTCGCGGAGTTTTCTTCGGATCAAGTAAGTCATAAAGAAATTTTTCAGTATGAATAACTGCGTTTGTTCTTTCAACAGGTACTGTCATAATTCACCTCCATAAAACGGAATCAAAAGTTCCAGTGCATAAATCAATTGGTGATTCTTTGCAACATCTTCTGGATGAAGATATGTGCCTTCCTCAATATGCGATTTCAATTCCGCCTTTGTATATTGATACATATCTTTCAAGGACGCTAGTGCAATTCGGTCTGCAACTTCACCTTCCAATTCAATCATTATCTTCCTCTCTTGTGTGTTCATTACATGCAGTGTAAATCCATCCGTGGCCACGGCGTTTGCCGGGCTTGCCGCAAGTCTCACAGATTCTTCCAGACATACTCTCAGCAAACCAAATCATTCCGCGCGTGAGGTCATCACCGCCACGAACATAAAATCTCAGTGTGCCAAACTTTTCCTTGACTTGTTCAACCTCAACTTGCGGAACATTGAGCCTAGGATTTTGATCAATGTATCTTTGAATACTGTCACACAATTGATCAATCAAATCAAACCAACCATCGCCACATTCAAAACCCCAGTACATACAAGATTCTTGCATACTGGAATTTCGGTTGACGAACATTTTAGGATATCGTTCGCACAGCAATTTATCCAATTCATCTTTCATACAGCATCCTCACGTTCCAAATATTTGTAAAAATCTTCATCCGTTTCATACACAAATTCTGTACCATCAACATGAATGCAGTGTGGACCAGGAGTTTTGCCTGGTTCAAATTCATATAGAAACCATTCAACACTTTCGGTATAATCACCAAACAATGCACGAATCAAAAGAGTACGTTGAATATGACACTGTTCAAAATATTCATTCTCAAAAAAGATACCATTGATATCACGAGGAACAGAACAGATATATTTGTCCTGCTTTATATCACTAGCACGTAATTGTCGGACCACATCAATCAATTCTTTATTCATTTTCAATTCCAAAATTATCTAAGATTTGTGCACCGATGTTTTTACGACCATCGTGCTCCATAAGACCAGCAGTCAATGCACATCGCCGAACAATCAACTCGGCAAACTTTTCTGCATTGTCAACACTCATCCACTTGCCGCTAGTGTCTGTACCAGCAAGCAACATGTATTCCTGAATCAGGTCATTCATTATCAAACTCGGCCATATCGTTAGCGACTTCCTCGACCCATGACACAGGCACGTTCAGCGTGTCAGCCACATTTTGCCACGACTCGCCGCGTTCCAGCATATCTTGAACATCCATCCAAAGCTCTGACATAACAGACATAAATTTCTCCAGTTAGTTTCTCTATCTTACAACAAAACGTCATCATTGTCAAGTGTCCATCCACGTTCCAGGAACTTCTGTTGTCTTCGCGCAACAGGCTCTCTACCGCCAGGATTCTTTACCAATATTTTTCTATCAATAACATCAAGTTGATTTTCCGAAATATAAAATACATTCGTAACTAAATCCAAATATGGCAAGCAATGTATATAATCAAACTTTTTTCTTTCAGTGTAATAATTGCCTAAGGTAATTATTTGAAAGTCGTTGACCAGTGTGATGGCATTCTCGGTAATTAACGGCTGCGAACTAGATAGATTACCATACTTTGCAGCCACATCCATGATATAGTCTGAGTAATCACGAATTATAATGTCGCGCACCCACTGTATTTTCGCAGGATCATGTATCCAAAAATCATAGTCTTTTGGCTCTTCTTTATGATATATTGAAGAGGCACAAGAACCCGATAGAATGCAGTTATCGTGAATCATCCACCACAAATCTTTTGGCAAGAGGTCCTTCTGTTTATAGAGCTTTTGTACTACATCACCTTTCAAGCTAGTAGCAGATTCATTCCAAGATATATTAGTATTCATAAATTATTCTCAAGTACCGACACCGACGATTCTACGCACATTTCCACCAGTTGTCAAGTTGTTTTTTTGCAACATCATCTTTTTTACCTATTGACAATTACCGTGAGTGTGGTATAATAGAGCCTTAGACAGACAGAAAGCGAGACTCTAATGCGAACCAAACAGTTGATCCGTGGCTTGAAAAACAGCCAAAAAATCCGTGTTATCGTGGACGGCGTGGGTATCTATATGACCGTCGGTGATACAGATTCAATCTTTAGTACTACAAATCATCGTTCGGCTGTCCAACATACTCTTCACATGATGGTCGAGGAAAAGTGTGGTGGAATCTCTCACGCGGTCACCATGTATGATCACAAATTGAACCGCACCAGCGTGATCGTCCAGGTCGACTTGTTGTAATTGAGTACTTTTACTGTACTTGACAATTACCGAGAACCTGGTATAATAGAGACTTAGAACGAAACAAAGGAATCAAAATGGATATCGCGACAGCAATCAAACAAATCAACCAAGAAGCTGAACACTTGGGCTTGGGTCTTCTGGAAACATTGCAAGATATCCAAGAGCGTGGCGAGATGGTCTACAGTGACAAGACTATGCGCGCCTATCGCGTGTTCATGGCTCAAGGCGCTAAATTTTTCTAAGGAGTAGTTATGAAGCAAAATTACACAATGTACATCTACAAAACCGACCGCCGTTGCAAGACTGGCGAGCGTCTGTTCTCCACTACCGTGTGGACTGACCGTGATGATGAAACCATGCGCCGCGAGTGCAACGACTTGTATGACCTGTACCCCGCAACAAAAGGCTGGCGCTTTGAGTGTCACCCAACCACAATTACCGTCAAAAGCTACATGACTGGCGAGGATGTCCAAATCGACCGCGACACACCATGGTGTTGTAATCCTGCGTCAGAATCTTTCTGGTCAATGTAAAAACCACTTGACAAGTCTCCACCAATCTGTATAATAGAACCTATGAAACTGATCACTGAAATCTTCCAAGCCGCCATCATCGCCACTTTGATGTTTGGTCCTTTCTTTTATTACTTCCTTTTTATGATGAAACCATGATCCGAGTTATTTTGGCCTGGGCGATCCTAAGCGCCCTCATTGCATTCTTGATTACCATGTTCAGAAGTTTGTCTGGTAAACAAAAATGGCAGTTGACAAAAGTTGTTGGCTATGCTACAATGTGTTCTCTTATCGCAGTAGCAATCCTTGTTGGTATTGTTGTACTCTTCTGAGGTGACATATGTTTCCTGATTTTCTTTTGCGACCCTTGTATTTCATCTTGGGTTTTCTTGTGTGCGCTAATCTTTTTCTTTATGGAGTTATCTAAATGAATCGTTATCTAAAACTTGGCGTTATCGCCGGGGCTGTTGCTTTGACTTCCGCATGTACTCGGATTGAGACTGGTGAGGTCGGTGTTCGTGTCGGCTTTGATAAGCAGGTGCAGTCTGGTGAGTTGCTGCCCGGCTCGTTCAATCAGTCCATCGTTGGTACTATCCTGACATTCCCAGTCAAGGACGTAAACGTGGTCCTGGAGAATATGACGCCCGTTGCAAAAGACAACAGCACAATGAAAGACTTGGACGCTGTGGTTGTTTACAACATCAATTCTGCACAGGTTGCAGAGTTGTATAGTACAAAGAACAAATCGTTCCATGCTGAATTCAAAGGCGACACCTATGTGATGTATAATTACATTGTGCAAAACGCACGGAATGCCATCTACAAATCCGCACGAATGTATGAAGCATTGGACATGGCTGATAACCGTACGGAAATGGAAAACTATATCAAGGATGAAATTCAGCGAAACCTTGCTGAGGAAAAACTTGACGGTAGTATCACCATCTCTCAAGTCATGATTCGTAACGTATTGCCTAGCGATACTGTAGTAGAATCTGCGAATGCATTGGTTCGTAGCAAAAACGAATTGAAGCAAAAGGAAGTGGAAGTAAAAACTGCTGAGGCTGAAAGCCGTCGTATGGCTGCATTGGCTAACAACTCAGGTAGTTCCATTGCATTCATGCAAGCCCAAGCCATGTTGAATATCTCCGAAGGTATCAAGAATGGTCAAGTGCAAACGATTGTGGTGCCATCCAACTTCAATGCCTTGATGATGGGTAAGTAAATGAGTGACAAGCCATCCTATTGTTGCCAACGATGTGGTGAAATGATCGGATGGCTTGGTCGTATTATGCCTTTTCATAAGTGTAAGAAAAATGAGTGAACTCAAAACATACTATTATATTCCAAACATCTGGGAACGTGATGAATTGGATGTTGAACATGCATTAGCATTTCAATCAAGTCGTGATATTGTTGCAGTTAACTTTGGTCACAAATATGATGACCTTGAGTTGGATTGGTTAGTTGAAGACATGGCTCAGGACTATATCTCCAATCGTGATGGTTGGGAAGTCGCAGAACATTGGCAAGGCCAAGAGCGTGAATTTGCAGTATGGGATTCCGATAAAACCTTTATTGGTAAATTTGACGTTCTGCTGGAGTATGAGCCACGATTTACTGCATGGAAGAAAAAATGAACGAACGAATCCAAGAATTCATCCTGCAAGCAACAGAGACAACTGATGTGTATAATCCTGATACGGGTATCACACATTACCGTGAATTCTTTGACCACGAAAAGTTTGCCGAGTTGATTATCAAAGAGACTTTACAAGTTGCCAAAGCTGGCGTTGAGTTTGGTCCCAGTATGGAAAAAGCAGTTTACACATATTTCGGAGTTGAAGAATGAACGAACGAATTAAACAACTTGCTGAACAGGCTACTACTATTGTAGATATGGTTGGTCCACAAGGCTATACCAGCAGCTATGCTAACTTTGATCGAGAAAAGTTTGCCGAGTTGATTGTTAGGGAATGCATGAAAGAATCGATGGATGAGATTGTTGCTGATGAAGACATTGCTCAAGAAAACGATCCTCTAATTAGAGAATATCTCAATGGCAATAATCAAGGCATCGTTGATGCGGTTGTTAGATTTAGAAATCATTTTGGAGTAAAGTAATGTGGAATAAATTCAAATCATTGCCGTTGTCTGTGCAGATATCAATCGGATTCATATTGTGTTTGGTGACCATTGCTATTATAGCATTTCCTCCAGCAGGAATTGTCCTTGGAACAATTGCGGCTATTTTTCGCATCTTCTATTATTTGACTGAGGGTAAGTAATGGCTAAAAGAAAAGAAGCTAAGAAGTTTATGTACGGCGTAGGCTTCTATTGGGAAGGCGATAGTGGTCACGTAGGACTGTATGCTTCTGGCAGTGAAGTGTTCTATGGTACAATGGAAGAAGCTAAGAACTTCCAAGCATACTGTCAGCGCCACCAACGCTTGGGTGAAGATAAACGCGAGTATAAGATATTCCAACTTATCGAGGTACCAGAGTGAAAGAAATCAACAATGAACGATAAAGAAAATATCAAAGCCGGTGCAGACATAAACGCGGGCGATGGTGGTTACAGTGTAGGCACTCAGGAAGCATATGAGGAGTTTGTCAAACTGCGAAACGAAGCCATAGCACTAGCCAAGAAAGAAGGTATCAAAGAACGCCATTATACCAACTCTGGTAAACCGATTGACTTTCCAGAAAAGTAATACTTTAGTCTTACACCAAGTTTAGTCAGGTATTGGTTGACAATTACCGAAAACCTGGTATAATAGAGCCATAGACAGTAAGAAAGACAAATCATGGCCTTTGAATCAAAAATCCTCTCCCTCGTTGCTAAAGTCACCACTGATGCAGAATTCACCTGTGGTACTTTGTTTGTGACTTGCACTCCACGCGAAGCCGCACGAATCCAAACAATCTTGGAAAATCCCGCTTACGGTGTGATTGTCTCTCCAGTTGGTGATCAATTTGCTTTTGACTTTGTTTGATAGGAGTTTTTATGTTTGAATTTTTAATCGTTGTTTTTGTTGTGTTGGTCTTGGTTGGCGGTGCTGTTAGTGGCTCCGTTGAGACCTTAGGTTAATCTTTTCTTTGGAGTTACCATGAAAATCGCACGAACCATTCTTGATCAAATCGGACAGTTGGACCCATGGGCCTTGGGTGCATGGGGTGCAGTAGACCTCACCGATATGGGTGATGGCTTACAATTCAAGACCACAGGTATGACACCATTCAAGGGCTTTGTGTATATCCAATACAAGCCATGCCCTGACCTGTATAACGTGAAGTTTATCCAAGTCCGTAACGTAAAAGGCGTTCCTACAGTGAAAGTCCGCAAGATAGTGGTGGACGTGTATGCTGAGGACTTGATCCGCACGATTGATGAATTCGTAGGATGATATTATGAAACTGAATAAATTTATTGAACAATTGCAAAAACTCCAATCTGAGGGTCATGGCGATAAGGAAGTTTTCTATCGTCATGGTGCCTCTGGTGATTGTGGTAAACTGTCCTCAGCATTCATTACCGATGAAGTAGATGGTGATTGTGGACCATTTGACCTGGACGAAGGTGAAGAGTATGTTTCCATCTACGCAGGAAATTGAGTACTTTCCACTGACTTGACAATTACCTAGAACCTGGTATAATAGAGACTTAGACAGAAAGATTCCAAATGACCAAACAATTCATCCAAGTCAGTGCCCACAAAGACAGCAATAACTTTGCCCACTGGAGCAACCTGAGTATCATGGCAAGCATGGGTCTGACCGCTGAACAGGCCCTGCGCCGTTTGCAAGCCATGGCTGATAACTATGCCGAGAACGGTTATACCATTGAGTGGATCCGTGAGGATTTTGATGCCGCTTACGAAGAAATGTATGGAGAGTTGTTTGTATGACAAAAGTATACACTGTTGAGTTCCATGACAAGACTATGGACTACCGTCTGGTGCGATGGACTACCATTAGCCCAGGTATTCGCTCGGGTGAAGATATAGAACGGTTTGACTCCGAAGACGAAGCTATGGACGCGGCCGACTGGATGAACGCGGGTGAAGAGTGGGACCTGTACCACCAGTGTGAGTGTGAATTTGATAATTGAGTACTTTTACTATACTTGACAATTACCTGAAACCTGGTATAATAGAACCATACCAGACAGAAAGACACCAATGAGAACCTACCAAGCCTTCTACAAAAACCGCGTTATCACCGTGACTGCATCCACCTCTTATGAGGCGCAGTTGAAAGCCGCAGCCGTGTTCAAAGCACGTAAGTCCTATGATGTTGCTATCGTGTTGGCTGATACACCTGTGGTTATGGTAGACTGATCATGTTTGACTTTATACTGGCCTTGATACAGGCCGTTTTGATTTTCCTGATCGTATCTTTATGGGTGATGTTTGCGATCATACCTATAGTCTACCATCTTGTGAAATTAGTACTTTAGACTGACTTGACAATTACCTAGAATCTGGTATAATAGAACCATACACCAGAGAAGGAAAGAACATGTACACAACAATTTGGTCAGGTCGCAATGTCCGTGCTGCATTGACAGTAAAGGTGCTCCAAGAGTCACCAGCAGCTATCAAATTCGTAGTAGCGGATAATGAAAAAGCTACCTTTTGGTTGCCAAAGAAAGCCTTGAAAATGGTGGATGAATGCTATGACTTAGCATTTTGGTTCACAAAAGGTGAGTATCTGGCCAGTCTGTTCAACCGTTACGCTAATCACTATAAGGCTTGATATGAGCAAACGAACTGGCTTGATCATATGGGCCGTTACAGCCCTTGCGTTTCATGTTGCGGCATTCTCATTGGCTTATTTGGGATTACTGAAATGAATGAACGAATTAAAGAACTTGCCAAAGAGGCTGCAAGAGAAATGAACGAAACTGGGACTTATTCAGAACCCAAATTTCAGGAAAAGTTCGCCGAGTTGATTGTTCAGGAATGTACCGCGGCATTATTTGATGAATCGGAAAGATTGTCTGGATTGTATTCGGACGAAGACAATTGGGACTCGGCTGAGGAATATGAAATTCGTTCAAATCAATGTATTGATGACATAGCATTGATTGAAAAACATTTCGGAGTTGAAGAATGAACCAAGTTTTAGTAAACCTGCTGTCTAATCGAGCAGTAAGATTGGGTGAGCACTCTTGGCAATGGGCTGAGAAAAAGACTGGCAATCCTTCCTTGAAAAATTCTGTGACTTCTCGTATGTTTCGATCCAATCTTGTAGAAGTGGTCGGTGCAGAAATGAAACTTACTGCTATGGGCCGTATAGTAGCAGAACAACTTATCGGAGTTGAGGAATGTTTAAGAAGCTAATTGACATATTCAAAGAGCCCGAGCATGGCATAGTGAAGTTGAGTTTCATTGCCCTGGACGAGAATGGAGAACCCTATGAGGATATTGCAACAATGCCATATCATACACAATACATTCAAAGTGATGTGGAAGCAAAGTTTGTGGCATTCATGAGTTTACGGAATCACCGAGTTGTTGAAATCACAATACTAGAAGTAATTAAAACAAGTGGATAATATAATGAACGAACGAATTCAAAAACTTGCTGAACAGGCTTCCGAAATAGATGGTGATGACCTTCTATATTACAATCCTGTATTTGCTGAAAAGTTCGCCGAGTTGATTGTGAAAGAATTTTCAAAGCAGGTTCAAATTGAAGGTCGCTTTGGGCTCGAACGAGACCAGACTTTGATTCGGCTTTGCTGTGAAAATGCCAAGAAACATTTCGGAGTTGAAGAATGAACGAAAAGCAAATCGAAGCCCTGTTTGAATGGTTGGATCATCAAACATACATTGGTGAACCCGGTACTGATGGTGAATACATTCGTATGGAAGAAATGCGTAAGTACCTACCTGAAGCAATTAAGAAAATTATGGAGCAGGAATGAAAAACACCCAACTAGGTAAAGTCCTCACACAGGAGCACCACGACTACCTGATTTGCCTGAGGGATTCTGGTGAGACCAATATGTGGGGAGCTACACCATATATTGAACGGGAGTTTGGTGTACCATACGTGGATGCCAAGACTATCCTATTGGAGTGGATTGAGTATATGTCTAAGTGAGTACTTTTACTGTACTTGACAATTACCGGATTCCTGGTATAATAGAGTCATACCAGAGAGAAATACTAAGGCAACAACAAGTACTAGAGTAGATGGAAACCGACCCACGCGAGAATGCGTGGGCTTTGCGAAAGCAACGATGCGAGAGTAAGTCGGTCCAGTAGGGTAAGGAAAGAAGTTGCTGGCGGAAAAGCTGCTGGCCAGGACAGAAGTTAGGAAACTAACGCCGTGTAATCCTGGCATCATATTGAAGCACATTAGATCCTTTAGTATTCGGGCTCCACGGACCAACGGGTACTATCCCTTTTAGTGTGCTTCAATATGACACAAAAGTACTCTTCATGGACAAGGCTAGGCACATATGAACGCATAGCCGAGCGCCTGCTGATAGGACAACCTAAGCCAAAGCTATGGGGTCGGCTGGTAGGACACCGCTTTGAGACAGGCACCAAGAGTCTACACAGGACACCTCAGAGCCGTAGGTGGCGCCTGTTCTGGCGACTCAAAGACAATCGCCAGAAATGAATACTTTCTACTGACTTGACTCTTACCTGATTCCTGGTATAATAGAGTCATACCAGAGAGAAAGATACCAAATCGTTTGAAGGATCGTTAAGGAGTAATGATATGGCTTACAATAATGGAAGCGGATATGACAAGGAAGCAGAATATGCTAAAAAGTCTATGACTGAATTGATCGCCATTCGTACCCAATTTGAATTGGCCGTGGTGAAACGTCCGAATGGTACATTCAATGAACACCTTGAATGGGTTAAGTTGAAAATTGCAGAACGCATTGGAAAGAAGTAATATGGCCGAAGTGAAGTTGGGAACACTGTATAAAGTCACAGTGACCGAATATGACTGTGGTGTCCAAAGGGTTGATGACAACGACACCAAGTATTTCACCACACTAGAGGAAGCGGAGAAGTATAAGGCACACTGGGAGACTGGTGGTAACCGCGAATGCTACTGGAGAGCCAGCATTACCAAAATGTGAGTACTTTAGTCTTACACCAAGTTTAGTCAGGTATTGGTTGACTCTTACCGGATTCCTGGTATAATAGAGTCATACCAGAGAGAAAGAGATACCAAGATGAACTACACTGTCCAAGAACTCGCCCTCCAATACGCCGAAAAGCTGACCGCATATTACGAGGCTATGCAAAGCGACTGGGACGATAAAAGACGCCAAATCCAACGTGCGCGAGATGAAATGTATGCTGCACAAAACGCTTTGGCCTATGCCTGCGAACGCGCGGCTGAACTTCTGGCTTGAATAAGGAATTAACATGGAACCCCAATTGACTGTTGCGGAATTGATCCGCGTGTTGCAAGCATTGCCTAACCAGGACGCTTTGGTTGAGATGGCGATGAACCAAGAGTATCAGGACGCTGTGTATGCCTCGGACGTACATGTCTGGAGCGATGAACTGGTTATCATAGGAGAATAAGATATGTCGTGGATATTAGATGGACAGAAAATCTCGGCTTGCTACCTTGGCATAGCCGTCACTGGTCGAGTTATCTCCAGTCGCGTGAAGTATGGTGGCAGTGTCCAGTACTCCCTAGTACTGGACGAACCTGTCCAACTGCCATGGCGCACAGAATCTACCAGTTTTCTTCTGGTGGATAAGAACGAAGTTATTGAGGTGATTGGGTGAAGCATTACTTTGTGGTCTATAAGTCCTACCAAAGACCTGGGCTAGAGCACTTTGAGGTTGATGCTGCTAATAAAGCCGAAGCCCGGAGACTGTTCCTGGAAGCCAACATCAAGCACGATTACATTATCAAGATCATCCTATGAGACAATGGACTGTTAGAGTTTACGATGGGTTTTCTACTCAAGAATTCCAGCGATACGGAACCTATGAACAAGTCCGCACAACCCTAGCTGGTTATCCTCCTGGATATATTTGGAGCATTCAATGAACGAACGAATTAGAGAATTGTCGGATATCGCATACAAAAACCATCTAGCCAGGAATCCACATTCCTCCTTTGGTCGCCGATACGATTATGATAAAGAATTCGCCGAGTTGATTGTTCAGGAATGCATGACAATGTGCGACAATGTATCTGCTGATTATTTTAAGCATCGCAAAGCCGCAGATGATTTTCGAGATAAGAATATCTATGCCGAAGGTGAATCGGCTTGTGACGAGGTACGATACGAGATTAAGAAACATTTCGGAGTTGAAGAATGACCCTCTTAGCAATAATCGGCTTCATCGCCATTTGTATTGTCGCCATGTACTTTACCTTTACCAGCATCGTGTGGCTTTACGGCGCTTCACTCTTCGGTGCAGGTTTGACCAGACTCTTAGTCACGGGAGCCATCGCAGGTGGCATGTGGACTCTAGCATGGCATCTTTCACCATTCACAATCTCAGTAAATCTTACCTAACACGGAGTCCAAGAATGAACGAACGAATTAAAGAACTTGCAGAACAGGCTGGATTGAAAGTTGAATACTTTATGGCCAATCCACCCAAGCCCTTTCAGATTCTCGGCAGCACTGAGCAGTTTGAAAAGTTCGCCGAGAAGATTGTGAAAGAATGTACTGAACAAATCAAGACACAGGGTATCAACGCCTCTAGTGAAGATTATGGCGATTATGAAATAGGATTTAACGCAGGGTTATTTCATGCCCTTCGCACAACCAAAGAACATTTCGGAGTGGATTATAATCCAGTTGAAGAATGAAAACAGTATACCTGGTCTGTAGCACAGTTGATCTTGGTTATCATGCCGAGTATGGTTACACCTCAATTGAAAAAGCTGAAGCTAAGATGGTTGAACTGGTCACCCTGGCTAAAGAGCGGTACATCAATTCAGCCATGACACCATCCCTTTATAACCTATTTCCTGTATACGAAAAGGTTGTCCAAGACGCCGAACGTTATCATGAGAAATATGAAATTGCATCAGTGGAGATTGAAGAATGAGAACTTTCTTCTGACTTGACAATTCCACCAGTCCTGGTATAATAGAATTGTCGAACAGAGGGGGATGGACGGTGGGAGTGGGCGTCCATATAGTCTGCTTCTTGTATGGAAGCAAAATGCTTATACTTGCTTCATCCTAAGAAAGCACCAGGTAACCTACGGATAGGTGCTACCATACTAACCAGTGCAATAACCATCAATGGATCGTATATCCGAAATCCTTGTCCTGATTCCTCTTTAGAATCAACAACTTACAACCGCCCAAACCGAGAATTTATCAAAATTCAATTTAAGGCCATTGCTTCCTTTCGTGTTTTGAATGGACCAGCGACCAGTGTCATACCTTCTTGGGCATGATATTGTTCCAGTGTCAATCGATTTTCATCTGGGCTTACAGTAGCATCCCAACGATGGTCATCCATTCTACCATCAGCCAACCGAACGCTGTACCAAACAAATCTACCGTAACTCATAATCTATCTCCTTCTTCCATACAATTATACCATGGTTCCAGGTAATTGTCAAGTCAGTGGATAGTTCAAACTTTGAGTATCAGGTTCCGCTTCATCACTTTACAGGAACACCACTCATTGTACCATCTGTCACTCAGTAACGCCTCAAACTGAAATATGTAATGAGTCTCATAATAGGTGCATTCGCTCTTACTCTTACACAGGCGGATTATGTACCTCTCAAAATTCTCTACCCCAAGTGTAGCAACATCCTCTAGTAATACTTTATTTGATCCATAGTAGTCTTGCCAATCACTTGCAAGGCGGAGCTTCTTCCTCTTACCCTTTACTGTTCTATAGCCAGCTTTGGTGAAAAACTTCTTACCAACATACCGGCGCCCTGTCACCTTGTTTCGTATAACGTAGATGAAACCCCAGTGCCCATCTAGCATTTCATCGGTGACTGGCTTATCACCATCAATCGTCCATGCTGTCATCGGACTCCTCTGAAGGATTGTCTATGATGTATTCAGCGCAAAAAGGGCAATGGATCGGATCAGCGTTGCAAACCTCCTCATCATATACTATCTTGAAGGTGTTATCGCAATTCTCGCATTCGTGCTTTATTGTATTCATGCATTTCCTCTATTATAACCATGAGGTATCGTCCTCATCGTGATATGTATGCATGTTATCTGTGGTCAAAGGAATGTCCAGCATCCAATCCGGATCCTCTAGGACGTATTCACCGGACCGCTCAAGTGCTCTATTCTTATTGAGGCGACTGGCAAAATCCGATGCGATGGACCTGGTGGCGGCACCTTCAGGACTCGCGTGATAGGCCAATAGTTTCGCGGACTTCTGCGCCTTCAAGTCATCGGACTGTGGGCGTTTATTGCCACAGGATTGACCGCAAAAACGTCCTCTTTTGGTGTGGTTTACTCCACATACCGGACATGTTTTCATAATGCAATATTTATAGGAAACGTCAGTAGTGGAGTTGCAATGAAATAATATTGCTTGAATTACACCAATATTGAAAGGATATTGCTATTATTTCAGTGATTGAGCTATCTTCTGTGCCATTTCCATCAGTTGGTTATACTCATTCACCATCTCTTGGTACCTATTTGTCTTGAATGATATACTGCTATATGTGGCTGATTCAAACTCTGCTTGTTTACCATTGATATAGTATTGAATAAGCTCTTGGACTTTTTTGTTGATTGCTTCATTTGTCATTTGGTTTTTCCTTTTTGTTTACCAGTCTGATTCGTCTGTAATGGATACTGTTACTGTTGTGGCATAGTTGTTTATTGGTGCGTCTACACTTGCGGTGAGGATTGATCCTATACCGGATGTGCTATCGCATTCTATTGTTACTCTTGGTGTATCTGGGAATGCGTCTATGAATTTTTGAATGTCTATTAGTTCTTGTCTGCTTAGGATGATTTTAGGCATTGTTCTATGCTCCATGGGTTGGGTAAATATTTGCTCTGTTCTGGTGGTAGGATTTGTTCTGCATCGCCGTTGCGTCTGTTACTGTATATTACCTCAAACTTACAATTGTTTACTCGTTGATATGCTTCCACTACCTCTTTTACTGTATATCCATTACCGCTGCTTAGGTGTTCTATCCTATTGGCTGGCGCTGTGATTGCTTTACTGATTGCTTCACATAATTGGTGGATGTGGATATAGTCACGGATTGCTGTTCCGTCGCGTGTGTTATAGTCACTACCATGAATTGTGAATGGTTGGTGCTTGCGATTAGCTTCCATGAGATTATACATCAAGCCGTCTGCATTCGTTGGCTTACCGCCTAGCACGTTGTAGAACCGGAAGGTGGTATATTTGGCTCTTTGTGCTACCAGTGCTTCCGATGCTAGTTTACTCACTGCATATGGGCTTGTTGGATTGGCTGCGGCTCCGGTGCTTGCAAAGATAAAATGACCAGGGATTGCTAATGCATTCTTTGTGCCGATCAAATTAGTTTCATAGTAGGACCATGGTTGCGTGGTGCTTTCACCGACTTTGACTTGTGCTGCTAAATGTATCACCACATCATAGCGTGGAAGGTACATGGGCATTGGTTCTCTAATGTCATGGATGTATTGTGTCGCTAGTTTCACCTGTGCTGGTGCTATGTCAAGCCCATGCAATTGGTGCTCTGTGTGCTTCAGCAAATACTCCGACAGGTAACTGCCAATGTAGCCGGAGTTTCCGGTGATGAGTATCTTAGCCAATTTCAGTCCGCTCCTCTTGCACCGCTTGGCTTACCGTGGTGCTCTAGGACCATTCGTGCTTTGTGCATTGCTTTGGCTGGCAACTTTGAATCAAATTTATGGCTCAACCATATGATTTCATAGATTTGTGTTGCTTCAGGTTTGAGATACCAGGTGCCGATGAATGAGCCATGGATTTCTTGGTGACCTCTGAGCATATTCGGATCACTGGCATACCGATAGGTATATTGCTCCAGTCTTTCAGGATGATTGCTTCTGATATCACGAACATAGTCCTCATATTCATTCCAAGTGCCTGCTATGATCCAATAGAATGGTTTACTCTTGAGGTCCATCACCTTTGGCTCCATATAAAATTTGCATCACATCAAGGATACAATCGTCCACTGGATTGTGCTTTGTAATTTCAAGGAATGAGTCCCATTTTGGATAGTCCACTTTTACATACCCATTCTTGGTACCATACAGAAAATCTACCGCTGTTCGGACATCCCGCCATCTGTAGTGTGGGAACACATGCTCCAACTCGCATTGCTCAACGATATCATCCAGCACTAACTGATCCAGATTACCTCGGGCCCATACCCAACTGTCCGGTTCATCGTATGACCTAGCCCACTTACACATTCTTTCATAGCCCTGTTCAAATGGCACATCAATTGCGGATGGCTTGAAGGACTTGATTCTCACGTTCTCGCATTGCTTTGACCACCATTCAATGGTGCTCTTGTCACTCTCACGTTTCAGGCGTTGGATTTGGTCCGATACACTGAATTTAGCAAAGAAGGTATTGCCTCTCAGTGTCTCGGGTCTTGGCTTAGACTCAGGATCAAACCAGGTACAGGCCATTGATAGAATAACAGAATTGGATCGCTTACCTAGCGTCTCCACATCAAACATAAACATTATTTACGGGCCCTTCCGCATTCAAATGCGGCTTTCAAATAGTCAATCACAATCTGCTTGGTCTTTGTGTCCTCAGCATCAAACCATGATAGGAGCCACTCTGATCGCATACTGAATCCTTGCAGTTCATTGAACCAGTCGTCAAACTCTTCATATTCGTACCGCGTCAGGATATTGCATTGTGATAGTGGACCATCCACATATTCCGAGTGGCATGTATCACACTGATAATAAAATAGGTTGTCGCTGAGTTTTATCTCCGCTTGGCCCTCGCCACAAACATCACAGGTTCTTGTTTTCATTGTATATTTCCACGTTGTTCAAAATTGGTTCTTTGATTGTCTTACTTAGATGCACGAATGTTCTGAATTGTTTGCACCATGGTATGTCAGTCCGGATCACGTATGCCCACAGTCCACCACGTATCACGGCATCAACAGGACCAACATGCTGCTCATCGCATTTGAATGCTATACATTGGTGTGGTTCATCATTGGTTAATTTACCATTGTGTGTTGCGCACCAACGGTGACCGAATTCGTGATTGGTTATCACCTCAGTGATTTCAATCCAAGGCGGGATCGTATTCATGTATGCATTGAAATACTTCCAGTCATTGAATTGTGGATCAACCCATAACAATGTCTTCATAGGTAGTCACCACTATATTGTCTGCGAATATATTCAAACACTTGTTTGTGATCATAGTCCCACACATCCGCGGGTGTCTTCATATCAAACGAATGATTTGGTGTGTTCCACCACAGATTGACCAGCCGTTGATTACCGAGTAATGGCATCAGTAACCGATTCATTCTCTCAACCTCATCATCAATTTTCACAATATTCTTTCATCTTGATATGAATAACCTTTACCAAATACAATACCGAGAACGGTAATTGTTGTCAGTTCGTGACCATCATAATAAAATTGCTCATAGTCAAACAATCTAGCATCAATACCAAACAGAACATACCAGTTTTCTTCATGCTCCCAATATTTACCACCATCATATGGATTAGGCGCAGCGTACCACTTGATCCTATAGTTCCAGTACAATATTTTGTTGAGTAACTCAAAACGAGGTGTGTATTTCATGAGCCTATTATACTCCAAAGAAAATCCCGAGTCAAGCTCGGGATTGATTGTTTACCGTAGCATCAGATATGTTTAACACACTGAATGGGCATTCATTTGAACGAATACCAAAGTAACTGGTGCGTCACAAAATAGAAGCCGGTTTTTGCCATAATCGAGTGACATCTGCATATCCATCTGATAATATACAACCGGGATTGAATCTGGAAATTAGCGCATCATGTTTGGGTCCAGCAGTGTAACCTTTCCATCTTGCGCCTATAGTTGACATTTCAATTCCTTCATCCCATTTTTGAGCGGAGAATAATGCGAATCCTGCACACCATGCTCTCTCAACTATTCCTTTGCCATGTTGTTGACCAGGCTTCTGTATTCTTTTTTCCAAATCTTCTTTCGTGAGTTTATTCCATGCAGATTGTGGAACTTCAATATTCTCCACTCCAGGATGTTCATGTAGAGGAATGAGAGGATTTGGGTGAATGAAATACATTTCAAACTGATAGCGACCACTTCTAAAAAGACACGTTGCTGTGGCATCATCAGATAAAAATACTTCTGGTCTAGGCGGCATGAGTATAGGCATACCCGAATTCAGATACCAGTAAGTGAATTCCACCAGATTTTCAAATTTAGGAACATCCTCATGAGTGATATTACGCATCTTGAGTAGTTAGTCTAGATAAAACATCAAATACTTCAACACCAGCGGGTACCATATTTGGATCAATAATGTCACCGGATTCCTCACGCAATGCATGTATACAGTAGGCTACGGTGTTATCGGACTGTGCTGTAAGCATGTGTACTGTGTTTGCTTTGATATAAATCATATGTGGAGCAACAAAGGATGTTTCCTCTCCGTTCACTCCGACAGTTAAGCTACCTTTTGCCAGTAGTGTTAAGTGATTATATGGATGTTTGTGTCCGATCTCTTGGTCACCGGATGATGCAAAGTGCATCTGACGAACGAAAACATTCTGCACTGTTCCAATATTTACTTGTGGTTGGGTCATAAAATTCCTTTAATTATTTGTTATATCACAGTCACTTCAATTTTTCCGGTGGCTTCTGTTGGAAATATTTTTCGTTTACCTGCTGGCAAAACGGGTCTACTGTGTTGTTTATGATACTCTGCGATTCTCTCAGGTGTTATATTCGGAACACTTATTCCTGATTGAGGTTTGTATCTCTCAGATGCTTTTCGTTTATTCTCCAACTCAGATTCTGTATACTCACGAATTTCCTGTATGTATGTCCACTTACCATCAATTAATTTAGGTTGTGTTTCAACAAAATATTGATTAGTGCTCAACTCACTTGGCTCAGGCACGTAAACTAACTGAAACTCTGGCGGTAACACAAATTCTGTGCTCACATCAATGTTTGGATAAAGTAATTTTATATCTCCAACATATATTGGAAATTCCATGGTTTCTGTGTTAATGTAAATTTTATTAATCATAAATTTAGTATGCTTGTAGTAAAATCCGGCGCGGTACTGTGTGGAGCCACGCCTGCGGTTTCAGTGTAAAGTGAACTGCTTGTTTCTGAAATATCTGTACGGTTAAAAGTGGCTATTATGAAGCCTGTATATGTAGTAATTGTAGAAGTTCCAAGTGTTACAGTAGTTGAACTATAATCAAAAGTTGATACATAAGCACTTTGATAATCTTCAAAACTTGTTGTAACAATCGTTCTACTACCATCATCTGGAACAGTAACAAGAAAGACGGATTGCGCTGAGGTGTATTCGTCGATAGTAACGGATGCATAGCCTTTAATAATAATATTACCGTGCGATACAATCGGTTCGTAAAAGGTAGCGCCAGCATCAGCGCCCAGATTTTTAATTTTTCTAGCCCATTGGATGGTTCCACTTTCATCAATTTTTAAAATAGTTAAATATCGCGGGTTTTCGTCTAATTCATAGTAAACATAAAAGAAGTTAGTTGTTGGATCACTAATAACCGTAGGTGAGGTATAAAAATTAGCTGTTAGACTGCGACTCAAAATTTCTGCGCCTGAACTATTAAGTAATCTAAAATAATTAGTGGTTGAGGTGTAGCCACCCTGTAATAAATTAAACGAAACTAAGACATTACCATTTGGATTAATAGCAAAACTACTTGTTGTGTAACCAGAACTGACGCTTTGAACAAACCAATATTTAGACCAAAGAAATGATCCATCTGCGCCAAATTTATGTAACTCTACACCTCTTCCATAGTTGTTTTCCTGAGATTTCGATGATCGAGTCATTAGATAAGGGTTATCTGATAAATCTGTCTTTATACCTGTTGGACTCCAACTTTCCCAACTGTTGGGCCAACCGTTTATTGTACCGTCTCGGGTAAAACCTTTAAACCACTGTCTGACGCCACTAGAATTATATTTGATGATTCCTGCCGCTCCAGCATTTGTACCTCCAACAGTGGCCAAATAAACACCACCAGATACCGTGTTTGTGCTGTTGAGGGTAGGAAGCCAAATGTTGTCTTGGGGCTCAGTTGCAGGTGGAGAAATAGATTTACCCCACACCACTGCAAATGTGGTGGGGTCTAATTGTCCATGATAATATGGATATGCTGAACTGTCGGGCTGCCATGCATAAGTTACATTTTGATCTGTTGTTCCATTCGTTGCACTATTAAGACGAATCGCACCACTCCAAGTTTTGGTGGAACCAATTGTTGTACCATTTAAACCAATTCTATAAATTTTAGTGTAAATTGAACCATTACCAAAATTTTGTCCCCGGTAGTCATAAAATGGGACAATGATTTCATGATTTCTATAATGTATAGAATTTCCTAACAGTTGCTGTTTAGTGCCGTTATAATCGCCACCATCTAAATCAACATAAGTTCTTATCCAAGATGAGCTATCACCATAAAAACTTTCCAGCGAAATAGTGCCCGTCTGAACTCCAGCTAAAGAGCGGGATTTAACTGAACCCAGGGAAATTTCTCCTGTATCAACAAGTTCATTCCTTATATCCGACAGTGAAATTTGACCTGATCCTTGTAATGCCATTACATAATCTCCTGTGCAATACTATGTTTATTATCTCTTATTTATACAGATAAAACAGTTGGATCCAACATCGTTATCATGTTGATGAATTTCACGGCATCATCCTCTTCAGTGAAGTACCGTAAGAATGTCTGTCCCGTGTACTTAGACACAATGATCAATAGAATATCGGAATTTTTGTGAACGGAGAATTTTATAATCCATCCGTTCTTTAGCGCAGGCTGGAAGTATGATGTGTTACTTCTTATTTCCTGCAAAAGCAAGCTGCGAGCCTTCGATGATTTTTCTTGCATTCTTGGTAATTTCGTCTGCTACATTGGTTAGTCCATGTAAGTATGTAGCATATTCAGTACCTGCAAATTTCTTCAGTGCATCAATGCCTGCGTGTGTAGCAGTTGAATTGATTTCAATAGCAGCAAGTGCTAGTTCTTTGAATTTAGTATTGTCCATTTTGTATCCTTATTGTGAAGCGATTGGCGCTTTGCTGAATAGTGCTCGTATCTCAGCGATTGTTGATAGAATTGTTTTTAGCATGTTATATGGTGACCTCATTAGTGAGCAACACCATACAATTATATATCAGAAAATGCTGTATTGCAACATGGTTTTACTAGACTACCGAGTCTAATCGTTGCTCTTGCAGCCACTCAGTTTCACCCACAAATTGTGGTGATTTTTCAAGCTGGTGTTGTGCTTCCCACAAAATCTGGTATAATTTTTTCTTGGCTTCAAATTGTGTGAAGCCATCATTGTGCATATCACGTACATACCATCCTAGGTCTTGTACTTGTGTCAGTGCAGATTTATTCATATCAATCAATCTTATAAGCGGTACGTAGAATTTTCACCTGATCATTTGGTGCTAGGTATGCACGAACACGAAAGGTGCGAGTAGCGCGGGCATGGTCTTCAGTCATAGTAAACTCAGCTAGTTTGTTTTCTAGCATATAACTGGCTAATTGAGTAATCAAAGACTCTTTTATTCTTTCTTTGCCACCAATAGTGTCCATCATATCAATTGCTTCCATCTCAGACATGGTGTGTGTTCCAACAACCATTTTGCCACCGATGGGATAGTCATATGAAGTGAACGTCACATCATTCATCTTTACCTCTGAGATGCATCATGATTGCAACGGTCAGTAAGAACCACCAACCGGACCAGTCATGTACAGCAACAAGCCAAGCAGTGCCCGCGACAATCATAAAATTGTATATCAGTATAGCAATACTAATTGTAGTTTTATTCATAGCTTTTTAACTTGGGCCCAGCCAATATCACTTGTTGGGCGTGTCATATGAATCGTGCCATCACTACATAATGCAAACAGAATCACCTGCCCTGTGTTGGTGCTTGATGCTGCGATCTGGATAGCTTTGCGATCCAATTCTTTTACTTTTTCTTGTTTAACTTCAGTTACCATTTTCTTCTTCCTTTGTTTTGAATGCACGAATTACGTCATACACGCCATCGGCGGTTTTGTCAATATAAATCTCTGGCCCAAAGCCAGCATACTCAAATTTGTGATCACCAACCAAATCAAAGGTGTCAATCATAATTTCTGGTTCACCCATCACTGAGTGGTACTCTTCATCATAAGAGTAATAGAGGTCTTCAAGTTCGCGGATTAGATCGATTAGCTTCATTTTTGCAGTCACACTTTCTTCCTTGATTACAATCACCAGTACAGTCAGTATACATCATTTTTCTAAAAAATGCTATGATGAGCGATATCATTTACCAAACTCTTTTATTAGATCGTCAATGATTTGTTTTTTGACGCCACCAATCATGCCATGATCATATGTGGTAAATGTTTTCTTTTTGCATGATTCCTCAACTGTCTGAATAACTTCCTCAAGCATCCTGTCATAGAGACCTTGAAGTTGTTCATCATACATTGAAGACCAGTCAATGTTATCTGGACCAGGACCATATGGTTCATCAGCCCAGAATAGAAATCCAGCGTCTTTCGCTAGTTCTTGAAGTTTTTTGTTTAGTGTCATAGTGACTCCATTATAATACAAAATAGGGCAATTGTAAAGCTGCCCTGGTCATTTTTACCTTATGCCCAAACATCATCCCAGGTGCCGGACAATGCACCCTTAGCGTAGTCTGTGCTCCGATTCTCAAAGAAGTTGGTATGCGTAGGAGCATTGATCATCTCTTCAACCCATGGCAATGGATTCTTCTTGACCTTGAATATACCTTTCATACCCAAGCCAATCAATCTGCGATCAGCGATGTATCGGATGTATTTCTTCAACTCATCTTTGGTCAGGCCTTCCATCTCTGCGATACCGAAAGCTAGATCAATGAATCTGTCTTCCAATTCTACCATTTTCTCAGCGATGGTATAAATGGAGCTTTTAAGTTCATCGTTCCATATCTCTGGATTCTCGCCGATGTATGTCTTGAAGAGCTTCATCATGTTCTCGGCATGCATCGTTTCATCAACGATAGACCAAGTAACAATTTGACCCATGCCTTTCATCTTACCATGGCGAGGGAAGTTCAACAACATAATGAATGAACTGAACAACTGCATACCTTCAGTGAATGCACTGAACACCGCAATGTGTCTTGCTGTGTTCTCCTTTGTACCATTCTTGTTTGAAATGTCTAGCAAATAGTCATGCTTGTCTTTCATTTCTTGATATGCTAAGAATTCGTTATAGGTTGTTTCTGGCAATCCAAGAGTTTCAATCAAGTGACTGTATGCAGCCACATGCAATGCTTCGCGGGCTGCGAAGCCCAGCAACATCATACGAACTTCTGGCTGTGGAAAGTATGGAAGATAATTCTTCACATAACCGCCAGCAACATCAATGTCACCCTGTGTAAAGAATCGAAAGATATTTGTGAGAAACTTCTTTTCATCTACAGTAAGGCGTTTCTTCCAGTCCTTGACGTCCTCCATCATCGGCACCTCGGTGTGCAGCCAGTGGCTCTGCTCATGTTTCAGCCATGCATCATATGCCCAAGGATAAGAAAATGGTTTGAACGAACTACGTTCATCAGTCAGTTTTGATTCTACATTTTTCTTTGTCATTCTTTTATCCAATTTTCTAATTTATCTTTTGTCACCAGGCCGACCATCCTACGAACTTCAATATTTTCATCAATCATCACCAGCGTAGGAACTGATCTGATACCATAATCAACTGCCAATTCTGACCGCTCATCAATGTCAATCACTTCAATTGGCAGATTGGTGTCAATATCTTCCATCAACTTGGCCATGGCTTTGCATGGTTGGCACCATGATGCTGTAAATCTCAATACTTTTCTCATATCAGCACCATGATGTTTTGGCTTCACCGTAGTACTCACGGGCAAAGCCATTTATGATCAACATTTGACGCAGGCTCTTACCGTCAAGTAAAATGTCACCCAAGACACGACCACCATATTTGTCCCAAGCCATCAACACAACTTGGCGTTTCTGTGCCCCATTGATTTGCACTTTCGTGAATGCTGTTGCCGCTTGTCCACGTGCATCTTCACTTGGGCAGGCCGCACGATGGCCTTTCTCGGGTGTATCAACACCAAACACACGGATGCTCAGTTCCTTTTTCAGTGGATCTGGCAACCAATTAGCTTGAAATGCTACGGTGTCGCCATCAATTACTCTGGTTAATACTGCATCATATGCAACACCAGCCTTTTCTTTTTGTGCAAAACTTGCGATTGCTGTTAGTGCTAGAATAGCACCGATTATTACTTTTTTCATTTTTCTGTTCTTTCATACATGAAGGTATCAGTATCACCTAAAGCCCATTTAGCCTCAGTTTCAACAGACCATTTTCTTGTTGCTACTTTAAAGTCTGGATATTTTAATTCACGAGGATTACTCGATGGTTCAAACACAATCATTCTATTGTTGGGCTGACATGCAAATTGACCATTATCGCACTTGATGAAATTGTAGGACTTATGGTCTTCAACGTCTTCAGACATACCAGTGTCTATAATATTGAAATCTGGATGTGCTGAATCTACAGTAAACATATATTCACCATACATCCAACCACCAGACTTTGTTTTGAATTTACATTTCATTGATTGAAGCTGTGCTTTCTTCAATATAGTGATATCATAACTCAAACAGTCCCACAATTGCAAGTGGTCCAATGGTAATGGCTCACCTTCAATTGGTTTCCAGCAGTACGCACTGATAGGTAACTTGTCGTATAGTGCGCCATATTCATTCAAATACGATTCTATACGAAATGCTTGACCTCTCAGTGATTTTACACTAACCCACCAGCAAGGAACAAGCTCACCGAATCCTTTTTGAAAATCATAAAGGTATTCTCTGCGAATGAAACACTTGACTGTGGGTAAATTTGCGATTATGTGTGACATATTATTGGCAAGCTAGGCATTCATCACCACCAATGATTGCACTCAAGTCCAATTCTTTGATGATTTCACGCTCAATGCGCTTTGATACTTTATCTGCTTTAGCCAGTTTCTCACTGCGGCAATAGTACAGGGTCTTCAGTCCACGTTTCCATGCTAAGAAGTGGCAAGCATGGATATACTTGATGTGTGCATCTGGTCGGAAGAAAAGATTCAAACTCTGTGCTTGATCAATATATTGCTGTCTATCTGAGGCGTGTTCAATGACCCAACGCTGATCAATCTCCATAGAAGTCTTGAACACTTCACGATCATTCTCACTCATCCATGTTAGGTGTTGTACTGAGCCATCGTTAGCGATAATTGAAGACCAAACTTCATCAGCCCAACCATTTGTATGACTCTCAGCTTCTTTCTGAATGATCTTGTCCAACCAACGATTCTTGTTCAGTGAAGAACCACTTAATGTATCTTGACGATATGCATTTGCGCGATATGGCTCAATAGATGGTGACGTATTACCCATGATGATGGACGATGATGCATTTGGTGCAATAGCCCACATGTGACTAAATCTGCGACCTGTACCTGTGGCATCTGGCGCTTCACCACGCTCTTTACCCAACTCAAGATTAGCAATATCGCCCTTTGCATGGATGTTCTTAAAAATCTGAATGTTGTAAGATTTAGCCATTACACCTTCAAATGCAATTCCTTTTTTCTGCAAGAATGCATGAAAGCCCAGTGCGCCGATGCCAATGCTTCGTTCACGCATAGCTGAGAATTTAGCTCTAGCAATGGTGTCTGGTGCATTGTCAATGAAGTATTGCAAAACGTTGTCTAACATCTCTGCGATATCACGAATGAATTGCGCATCGTCTTTCCATTCATCATAGTATTCCAGATTCACAGAAGACAGGCAACACACTGCTGTGCGCTCTTTGTTCGTAGCAAGAATGATTTCTGAGCATAGATTGGACTGATTAATCTTCAAGCCCAAGTCTTTTTGGAACTGAGGCATTTCACGATTGCTGGTGTCAATGAAGTGAATGTATGGCTCACCAGTTAACATACGCATTTCAAGGACCTGTTGCCACAATTCTTTAGCTGATACTGTGTCGCGAATTGTATTATCATGTGGATCACGAAAGTGCCAACTGTCATCAGCATTTGGATCCAACATAGCTTTCTCAACCAATTGCATGAAGTCATCGGTGATATTGATACCATGATGCAAGTTCAATGCTCTCATATTAGGATCACCAGTGGGCTTTCTCATATCCAAAAATAGAGGAATATCTGGATGGCTAATATCAAGATAAGCGGCATAAGAACCACGGCGAGTACGGCCCTGCCTATATGCGAGGCTTGATGCATCATAAGTCCGAAGATGAGGCATAATGCCAGTAGACTTGTCATCAGCAGAACGAATACCCAGTCCAATTCCAATACCTCCGCCTAGCATACTCAGCCAATTTACCTCCGAGAGGCAATCCACCAAACCTTCTGCGCTATCGTGGAGATATGGTAGAAAGCAAGAAATAGGTAAGCCCCTACGGCTACGACCAAAAGAAAGGATAGGTGTAGAATAACTGAGCCAATGCTTAGAAGAATATTCATACAACCTCTGAGCATGTTCTTGATTAGATCCAAAAGTTTTGCTGACAAATGCGAATCTCTCCTGTGGTGACTGTTCTTCATCTTTCATGTAGCTTTCTTTGAGGCGCTTCCTACCTAGATCATCAAATAGATTATCCCGAGAATAATCCACCCTAATATCGTGAACGATACTTTCCATCTTGTCTCCTGTTATTATTTTGATACGAACTCATGTGCTAAGGGAAATACCTCAGCGATCACTTTTGCAATTTCAATTGCGATTTCTCTATGCTCTTTTTGTGTTGCTTTTTCAGAGCGGACTTCTATGTAGTGAATGAAGGAACGCAGTGTGCCATTGATGTACATGCGTGACACAGTGTTGCCTTCAGGCAATACAGCCCGTGCTTGCTCTTTTGCGATACCATTCTCAACAGCCCATGTATAGGCTTTCTTTGCAGCTTCAATCACATCATTCTGCATTGCGATCCACTTAGCATTCAGTGCAAGATCATCAGTTTCAATTGAGTTTTGACGATTCTTCAAGTCTTGCAGTCTTGCTTCACGGAATACAAAATCTAGATCCTTGGTTGGATCAGCATATCGTTGGCTAAACTCCTGAAACGAGAATGAACGATGGCGCAAAATCTGTCGGGCGATATCGCGGGTAGTTTCAACTTCAACACATGCAGACACCATTTCAAGAGGACTCCAGTGCTTATTCTTGACCAAGTAATTGATCAGCTTTGCGGAGGTTTCTGTGTTCAGTTGGTTTGCAGGATTTGATACTCTTGCACAAAATGCAATTAGTTCTTGCATGTCATACAAGCCTTCACTGGCAATGTCTCGGGATGGTTTACTGTAGCTAATCAGTCGCGCTTTCATTTTATATTTTCTTCCAATAATTATAATTGATTTGTGCTTCAATACCCTTGAAGGTGTTATTACTTATGATATCTTCTATTTCATCAGGTGATATCCCGTTCATGACCATTTCATTGATATCTTTGCCCTCTACGGTGTCGGGCCATACAACGATGTTATGACCCTGCTTGATTGCATCGCCCATCAGATTGACAATTTCCTTATTTCTCGGCTCATTGTCATATATCAGGACAGTCTTTTCAGCATTCAATTGCTTTGCGGTGATGGACAAACTGGAATCTCCAGAGCCAACACAATTGTTCAAGAACAACGAGTCAATCGGTCCTTCAACAATCTTTATGAGTTGAGATATATCTATGCGATCCAGGCCATAGATTAGTTTGTTTTCGCTGGTATTTGTCTTGATGGTGACATAGCGCAACTTGTAGTCAGCAGTCACTAACGCACGACCTGAGACACCGATTAGTGCATTATACGAATCATAGAATGGTATGATTAGCCTTGCATCAGCCGTGATCTTATCTTTGCCATGCTCAGGATACACCTCATCACAGAACTTTTTGTAGTTTGCAGTGAAGTATAGGTTCTTGTAATGCTCAAGTGGAATCTTGCGATTCTTCAGATAGGAAACACAGAAATGCTGGGCGGATAGTTTATCACATCGTTCAGCATTATCAAAAATCTTTTTCTCTACCTTACCAAATCGCGTCACAGGAACATCAAACAGCGTTCGGCGAGTTGCTACGCCATTATATTCACCGGACTTGTATTTTTCCAGGACATATTCTTTGTGGATGGTACCATCAAGTCGCTTGATAAAATTACCAAGAGACATACTCTCACCACAGTTGTGGCAAAGGTAAAAAAGACCATTTCCGCGCCGGTAGATATACCCACGCATCT